TGTGACACAGTACGCATAATGTATTGATATTGTCCTCTGTGTCTGCACCACCTTTGCTTTTCAAATGAATATGGTCACCATGCATAACACCACGCATAGCTCGTTGTCTCACAAACTGATCTTCTACCTGACCAAATCTTACTTCATCTTCACGTGGATCATAACCACAGTTTGAGCATTCCCATCCTCTGTAGAATGTGTGTGGACGTTCTGGTTTGCCCATGCCGCCAAATTCAACACACTCCAATTGATGTTCAGCACACAGTATGTTGCCGCCTGGACCATCAAAAACACTGAGTGCATTATCACAATCTTCAAGCATACACTTGGCGTCACGGTTGTACTGCTCACGCAGTACTCCCGGACTTTTCATTTTCAAGTCTGCTTGTGTAAGCAACCTTTTAGTCATTCCAAAGATCCTCTTTGGCAACTGTAAAGCCATTGTTTGGCGTATAGTTGGGTGCTTGCAGATTTGTATCTTTGCGCATCTGTGCAATCAAGAACGGAAGTCCTGTGCGCATCTCTGTAGTAAACCCTCGTACACCCCAATCACGATAGCTGTCAGGATTGGCTTTGGCATACCAGCTTTCATAAGCATCTTTTACTTTGGCCCAAAACATTCCGTTAGGACTAAAGTCTGCTTCAAATGTTTGTGTAAACTCCACAAACTCACTGATGTAATCGTCGTCAACTGTGATGTTTTGTTCATAACACAAGTTAAAGAACTCAAACAACTGACGAGCTTCCTTAGCTTCAACTGGACGCTTGGCATTGAGTCGTGTCCAATAATCGCAGAACATGCGTGTTACTTCAGGATGCTTGCGAGTTTTCAAACTCTTGCTCATTGTGGTGTCAGCCAGCAATGTAAATGCTCCTGTTTCGTCATCATCGCCAAACTTGCTGTTGGTAGCAAACAAGTCTGCATCACGAAAATAATCATTTTTCTGTGCAGTGTCTACCCACTCTTGATCAGTGGCACCATCAACTTTAACACCATAAACCATTTGCTTGTAGGTATCAATAAAGTCCAATGGCTGTTTTGCATCACCGTTCAACAAAATAAAGTTACGACGAATTTCAAGTTTCTGACTGGTGCAGTACACAACAATTGGAACTTGACAGTTACCAAGTCGATTACCAAACACTTTGGTAGCAAGAATGTACAGTGCCAGTGCAGTGTGCTGCCCGTCCCATGCCACATAGTTGCCATCTTCGTTTACATAAACTTGGATAGCCATGACCATTGTTTCACGGAAATTTTGTAGGATTTCTAGTACGTGCCGCATATTGGGCTGTCGTTGCATACTAGCATCAATAAGAATTTTATCCAGTGGAGTCATCTGTGCTTGACACAGTTGAAGATCACTGAACTTTTCCCATTGAGTGTTAATACGTTTAAAACGTGTAACAATCTGATCCAGTTGTGCGGCAAAAAATGGTGCTTTGTCTAGTGCTTCGTTTAGACGTTGCTGGAGAGTAACAAAGTTACTCTCGCTGGTTTCGTATTCTTTGTTAACACGGGTTGCGTAAGAAAGTTCACTCATTGTATGTCTCCTTACCGTGTACGCTGAATAATAAGGTCATCGTTAGTATCACGATAACAGGTATAATCAACTTGACTGCCAAGTTCTTTTTTATAACGAGCAACTAAATTAGTTGCAGGACAATTGTAATTGCCGCTGTACTTCTTAGCAAGTCTGTTTGTTTTGGAAATTTTAACCCAATGATTGACCAGCATTTGGTCAAGGGTTTCTGCAAGTACATCACGCACTCGATTTTTCGCAGTTTTTTTCGCTGGTGCGGGTCCAGATTGAATAGTCAGTTTCATAAAGTTTTCCTTATACATCGGGTATCCTACCCATTAAGTTAGCGGTCCTACTTGACCAATTACATTTATAACATATTTTAGGTATATGTCAACCTTTTTCTACTCCTTTTTCCAACAAATGTTTTGTAGCGCCTTTTACCCGTTCGGGGTATTTGCCCAAGTATGTACCTGCTACAAGATCCATACGAGTTAGCAAATGTTTGTGAAAGTGTTCGATATCATCCCACTTGGCATGTATTTCTTTTGCCATACTATCAAACATGCCGTCACTTAAAAAAGAATCGTCAAGTTCATAGTATGCATATGCCGCCATGAGATACCAAGGTATCAACATGTTGGGATTTGCATCAGTGATAGTTTTACACTCTGTATCCAAGTTCACGTAGCATATTCTGAGCCATGCTCAGATCCTCTTCGGCACGAACGCCTTCTAATTCCATTATAATCATTTGCACAAGAGTGTCTAGTTCTTGTTTGCGAAAAATTGGCAGTGTATTTCTGAACTCTTGTAGTTGTTCAGCAGTTTCAAAACTCCAAATTTTATTCAGCATTTCAACTTGTTGAACAGTAAGATCTTCAAGTATTACTGGCACACCATCGTCTGTCATTGGCGCAGTGCCTCCTGTACTGTAAGTTCTACTTTCTTTACACCTTTTTGTTTGCCGATGTAGTGAAAGTACTTTCGAGCACTTTCATATGTTTGGAAGTAGCGTATCTTTTTTGGATAGTTATAGTAGCCATATTCAACTTGATACATTTTAATAACTCCGTTGCTTACTCTTATAAGTTCAACTCTAACTGATGTCCGTAACCAAAGTAAACATTGGTTTCTTCACGGTTCTTTTCAGGAGTTGTCCAACCATGACCATTAATGCCACACCAAACATATCCATGATGCTGTTTATAAACTTCATATGCTTCAGTGACCCGCAGGTTTTCATCCATGTGATTATCCATAGCATCAATTAGCCAGTCAACAGTTTTACCATAAAACTTAGCACGTCTTTCTAAAACAGTCATTGCACCTTTGATTTGCATTTATCACCTCTTTGCTTAACTTACTCTTATAATATACAGCAAGATGTCTTGCTTGTCAACCTTTTTCTTTAAATATCAGCTTTATTTTTCACATTTCTTCTTTAAATACGTATAGTACTATTAGTACGTGAGTGAGAGTGACAAGTATGATAGATCCGGTTTCAGCAATAGGTATGGCAACCGCCGCATATCGTGGCATTAAATCAGCTATAGACACAGGCAAAAACTTACATGATATGGCAGGCACACTACAACAGTGGGCTACGTCAATGAGTGATTTGGATTTTGCGCATAGACAAGCAGAAAATCCGCCAATGTTTAAAAAAATATTTGGTGCAAGCCAAGTTGAACAAAATGCCCTTGAAGTTTGGGGACACCAACAAAAAGCAAAAGAAATGCGTGAAGAATTACGTTCACACATTAGTTTATTTTACGGACCTTCAGCATGGAAAGAAATTGTTGAAATAGAAGCAAGAATGCGTCGAGAACGTAAAGCGGCAGTTTACGCCGCAGAAGAAAGAAAACAAAAAATCTTAGAATGGATTATTGGTTTAGCTCTTGCTGCCGGAATGACTTTGATCATTAGTTTTATTATTTGGATCATAGGACTAGGGCAAGGTAGGTGGTAATCACCTACCTTTGAATACGTTCATATTTAAATTATACTTTTTAATTTTATGTATAAGAAGAGTCCTGCCCATACCTAACTTTTCAGCCGCTTGTTTTTGATTTCCTTGTGTTTTATACAATGCATCAACAATTGCATCTTGTTCAACCTGCGCAAGTCTTTCGTGTAGTGCTTCTGGGAAGTTTTCTTTAACAATGTCAAACACATCTAATGCTTCCCACAGTGCATCTTGCTCTTGTTTCATTCGTTCTCGTTCTTGTTCACTTTTAATAATAATGTGCTTTAGATGTTTGGGTTCCATGCTTTCCTCGATAAATAGTTGTATAAAATACGCATTTTTTTACCTATTGGTGTAAAAATATTTACACCTATTTATAAATAACAGCGGAGAGTGACTATGAAAAAATTGTTATACGCCATATGTGCCTTTTTTATACTGGTGCCTGCGTGTGCAGTAGCTGAATTAACTTGGGGCTTTAAAAGTCCTGCGTTTCACTACGGCAATGGTTACAGTACACATGTACTTAGCGTAGAACAATTACAGTTTAATCGACAAGAAGACCTCCGTAAAGAAGCAGAAGCTGAAGCTGATAGAATAGAACGTGAGTTGGATAATAGTGTATTAAACAAATTTATACGCAATTTAGAATCACGTATCTATGCTACATTATCAAAACAAATGGTGGACAATATGTTTGCTGAATGTGGAGATACATGTAGTAATACAGGTACAGCAGAAGTAGAAGGGAATACTATTACGTGGAGCAAAGATCCAACATCAGGCGATATTACATTGATTGTAGATGGTCCAGATGGCTACACAGAAATAACTATTCCAGGTGCGGGAGACTTTAACTTTTGATTAGAAAATTAGCAATATTACTCACTTTTATTGCTTTATCTGGATGCTCCGGCTACAACGCAGCCAAGAGTATTAAAGATAATGCAGGACCTGCTAGACTACAAAGTAGTCCGGAACAGATTCGGCTGGATGCTGTGCCTGAACTGGATGGTAAAAAGATAACTATCGCTGTTTACAATTTTATGGATAAAACCGGACAACGTAAACCCAGTGATAGATTAGCAAACTTGAGTAGTGCAGTAACGCAAGGCAGTGAAGTATGGGTAATAAAAGCACTACAAGATGTAGGTGGTGCAAGTTGGTTTGATGTAGTTGAAAGAGTTGGTTTAGATAACTTGGTCAAGGAACGTCAATTGATACGTAACACCAGAGAAGTGTATGAAAAAGAAAAATCAACTGGTCCTACTCCGCTCAAGCCTATGTTGTTTGCAGGCTTATTACTAGAAGGCGGTATTGTTGGATACGACAGTAACGTTGCAATGGGAGGTGCAGGAGCACGTTACCTTGGAATAGGAATGCAGGACGAATATAGAATAGATACAGTGACCGTAGTAATTAGATTAGTAAGTGTTAGCACAGGTAGAGTAATGTTAAGTGTTGCCACAGAAAAAACTATTGCTAGTTATAGATCAGGTACAGACGTGTTTAAATTTTTAGACCTCGGTACCAAGATTGTTGAAAGTGAAATTGGTTGGAGTGTCAATGAACCAGTGAACTATGCAGTGAGAGCTGCAATAGAAGCAGGGGTGGTTGAAATGATCTATGAAGGCGAGAGAAAAAATTATTGGAAATTCAAACAGTTTGGACAACAATAGTTTAACCAAATAGAGAGTGAACACAATATGAAAAATTTTATTTTAAGCAGTCTACTTATTTTGTTAGTTACACCTGCATTAGCGAATGAGATTTATATAACCCAAGTTGGTGATAGTTTAGATTTAGATATTACACAAGATGGATCTGGCAACGATTTTGGTGATAGCACAACAGATGTCGTACTAAATGGAGATGACATGACTTTTGCTATTACACAAACAGGCAACAACAACGACATAGCAGCAGTTATTAAAGGTGCTACTTACACAGGTACATGGGTATTTACTGGAAATACCAACACTGTTGATTTAAAGTGTAGTAGTGCAAGTGTAGGTAACTGTGAAACTGTAACACTAAACATAACTACAACAGGTGACGACAACACATATGATTTTGATATAGGTGAAACTGCTGATGCTGATTCAGCATCAATATCATTTACTGTCACAGGCGATGATAATATTGTTAATGCCGCAGTAGATGGTGAAAGTGCTGCAATTACAGTAGTATCAAACAACAGTACTAGCTTGTCAACTAACAGTACAAATGGTGATGCAGGAAACGAATTTACCTTTGATATAGACGGTGACGGAAGTACCAACGGACACACAGTTAACCTGACAGTAACCGGCGGTGGCGGTTTTTACGATATTACACAAGGCGGTATAAACGACAACACAGTAGACGCAACGTTTACAGGCGATGATCAAGATGTCACTATTAGCCAAACTGACTAGTATATTTTTATTACTGCCAACTATAGCACTAGCAAATGTTGATGCAGGTGCAATAGGTAAAATTCGTGGCAGTGGTGTATTAGAAAGAAACAATGAAGTAATCGACGGTGATACAGGTGTTGGCGTGATGAGCATGGACACGGCTGTCACTGCTCGAGGACAAATGCAGATTGACTTTATTGACGACACCCGTGTTGATATCACTGAACACAGCAGATTACTAATCGACGAGTTTGTGTATGATCCAGCCAACGGCAAAGCGGCACTAGGACTACGTGCTACTATTGGTACTGTGAGATATGCCAGCGGGCAAATAGCAAAAAACTTCAAACAAAATGTCAAGATCAGAACACCTAGTGCAACTATTGGTGTGCGTGGTACAGATTTTGTAATGGTTGTTGACGAAGTGGGCGGCAGTATGATTACACTGTTACCTAGTTGTGACGAAGAGGGTATGTGCTACACAGGAGAGATTGAAGTAGAAACTGATGCAGGGTTTGTAATAATGAATCAAGCATTTCAAACTACTATTACAAGCATAAGCAGTCAACCTCCTAGTAAGCCATTGGTACTAGACTTAGATGAAAAGATGATAAGTCAATTATTAATACTGAGAAAAAAGAAACCATATGACGAAGAAGAAGATGAAATAAGATTACAACGAAGAAAAATGTTTGATTTTTTAGGATTAGACTTCTTAGATTTTGATGCATTAGACGTAGATGCACTCACTGACAGTATCGAAGGCATTTGGAAAACACAACTAGATGAAACAGACTACATGTTGGCAGATGTATTATATGACATGCTAGATCAACTCAATGCTGCACTTATGGAAATTTTTAAAGACGAACTGCTTAAACAAAACCAAGCCTTTTTTACTGTGAAGAAGGAAGGACTAGATCTTAAATCTGGAATATTTTATGAACTACAAGATGATACTCACTTAGTGAGGCGTGAAGACAATGCCGGAGATAACTTTTTTCAATTACGATTAAGTACACTGTACGGTTATGTATTAGATTTACAACAACAAGATTGGACAATTTATGAATATGATGTCGGGGTTGGTAACAACAACAGTATTACTATTACTCAGCGCACCTACTAGTGCCAATGAAATCTATCTCAATCAGATAGGTGACGATGTCACTGTGACTATTACTCAAGACGGCGAAAACAACAAAATTGGTGATTTGAATAACCTATCAAACAAAGGACTGCTAGGAAGTCTTGGTCCGTCTACATACACTTATACACAAACAGGCAACAACAATACCCTTGGATTTTACAATGCTGATGTAGGAGATAGTAGTAGCACTCTTACACAAACTGGCGATAATAATGCGGCTGTGATAGACTGCCACGGTGAAGACTGTACAATGAGCATTACACAACTAGGTGACAACAATGATGCTCACGCTGAAGCTGGTAGTAGTTACAGCGATGATGGCAATACAATAGTAATATACCAAAAAGGTGATTCCAACGAATCGTATGCTGAAGCCGACGGAGACAGCAATGACTTAGACAGTTATCAGGAATCAGACAATAACTTTAGCCGTGTTGTAGTATCAGGAAATAACAATGCTGTCAATGCTTGGCAAGGCAAACACGATGATAACACTGTAGACGGTGACGAAACTGGTGACCACGAAGTATACTGGACTGTTACAGGCAATAACAATATTCTAGACAGTTATCAAACTGATGAAAACAGAGGTGGTGGAGGTGGCGCTGGACATCACATAGCAAATGTTGTAAATGGTGATAACAATGGTGTGACACATACACAAAGAGGTAAAGCAGGACACGATGGCTTTATTGAAATACAAGGTGACAACAATGATGTTGAGTTATATCAACGTGGCAATGGCGGTCAACAATGGGCAGACATAGTGCTTACAGGTGATGGGCATACAGTTGATGCTAGTCAACGTGGAACTATGGGACATTCATTTGAAGTTGATCTCACAAACGGTGGCGGTGCTTATTCAGTGATCAGCAATCAGACTACTAATAACACAACCACAAGCAAGACTTACAGCCTGACAGGTATTTGTACTAATGGTAATGGTTGTTCAGTAACTGTGAGTCAAAATTAATAAGTAATGTTATGAAAGTTATTACACATTGGACATTGGCATTTGTAACAGTATTGTTGGTAACTGCATTTCACTACAGCAATAACTTTGTTGTAGAAACTGCACGACTCAAAAGTTTTGACCTCCTACAACAATACGATGAACCTATACAAAGCAGAGACATCGCTATTGTTGAAATAGATGAACATGCTATTGAAAAATATGGACAATGGCCCTGGAAGCGTGATGTTCTTGCAGATATAATATGGAAACTCAGAGAAGCAGGTGCTGGCATAATTGTGTTGCCCGTACTGTTTAGTGAATATGATAGACTAGGCGGTGACCAAGAACTCTTGGAAGCAATCAATGGCAATGGTGTTGTTATTGCACAGAACGGAAGTTTCAGTGCTAATCGTAATGGTGTTCCTAGAGGTGTTGCTAAGATAGGTGACCCGCTTCCGTTCTTGTTTGAATGGCAAGGCATGCTAGGTCCAATAGCTGAGTTTGGCGAGTATGCAGATGGTGTTGGCGTACTAAACACAGTACCAGAGATAGATGGTGTAGTAAGGCGTTTGCCTATGTTAATGCGTATAGGAGAAGATGTTTATCCTGCACTAGCAATTGAAGTTATACGTGTTGCTGTTGGAGAACCCAGCTATCAAGTTAAATCAAATGCAGGCGGCATTGACAAAATGCGTGTACCTGGATATCCTATTATACAAACAGATCCTAACGCAAGAATATGGTTGCGCTGGAATAAACAGTTCGAGACTATCAGTGCCGCAGAAGAAGAACATTTTTATATGCTGGCAGGTAAAACTGTTATTATTGGACCAAGTGCAGATGGTATTAGCGGTATAATTGCAAGTCCAAAAGGCGGACAATACAACTATATGCCTGCGGCTGTATCGTTACAAAATATTATGGATGGAGACACAATATCTCGTCCGTATTGGGCATTTATTTTAGAATTAGCCACTACATTTAGTATTGGATTCTTGATCGTTATACTTGGACGCTATTCGCCCTATTGGCTTGCAGGAATCAGCCTAATTGGATTTGCTGGTGGTATTGTATATGGTGTTTGGTATGCATGGACCAATTACTTGTATCTAATAGATGGCACTATGCCAATAGTTGCAGTAGTACTGGTTGGCTTACATGCAGTGTTTACAAGATTTGTATTAGAGTTCTTTGAAAAGCAAAAGATCAAAAAACAATTTGCTGGATATGCATCACCTACAGTTGTGCGTATGTTACAAGAGAATCCTGCACTTATAAAAGACGGTATGAAGAAAGAAGTTAGCATATGCTTCAGTGACTTACGTGGCTTTACACCACTAGGAGAAAGTTTTGGTGACGATGTAAAAGGGCTAACAAAGATTATGAATGGCTACATGGATGCCATTACACAACCTGTTCTGGACATGGACGGAATGATAATCAAGTATATTGGAGATGCTAGTATGCATGTACACAATGCACCTATAGATGATCCTAATCATCCACGCACCGCTGTGCAGTGTGGTCTAGACATGCTCAAAGCAGTGGAGAAGTTCAATGATAAAATCACCAGTGAAGGTAGGCCACCTGTTGGTATGGGTGCTGGTATCAATACTGGGCTTGGCTATTTGGGAGAGATGGGAAGTACACAAAGACACAGTTACGATGTACTTGGAGACTCGGTCAGTACAGCCGCTCGTATTGAAAGCAAGTGTAAAGAATACGGATGTGTATTACTTGTTGGAGATGCGACATACCAACAAACCAAAGACGACTTCTTCTACCTCAAAGTAGATGACCTTGCTGTAAAAGGAAAAACTGTTGGTATTGGTATTTGGACTGTGTTGGATGATACAATTCCAGCATGGGCAGCGGCACAACGTAAACATCAACAAATGCACGAAGACTACCAAGCACAACGTTTTGACGATGCTATTGCCAAGTGTCGTTTATTGCATGATCACTTTGATCACAAGATGGAAGGCTATTACGACATGTGGATAGAACGCTGTGAATATATGAAAACACAGGATCTACCCTCTGATTGGAATGGAGTTTTTATTGCAACTACGAAGTAAGTTTTTCTACTAGTTGCTTGAGCAAATATTCTCTACCTTCTAGAAATTTCCTAATAGGCTTGTTTGCTTCATACTGGTTAGTGTGTAGTGGTGCATCAGATACACCCTCTACCATTGGATAATCTGCTGGTAATTGCTCAGCTACCTTTATTCCTTCTAATATTTTTGTCATTGTCTCTCACTTTCTGGTTTTCGATATCGTCTAAATCGATGTCCATTTTTCTGCCTGTCATCTTTTCATATTCTTCTTTAAATTCTAATACGCTGTTTAACTTTTGTGTTAGACGTATCATATCGTTATCTAACATTCTTATTCTGTCCACTAGGTCTATTAGATCACCCATGGCCGCACCTATCACAGGTTTAACCTTTGTTGTTGCCCATACCCAAATATAATATATGAAATATCCAAGTCCTACTGCCGCAACAATAGGAAATCCATACTGGTTAACCCAGTCAGCAAACTGACTCATTAACTTTCCTGATCAGATGCTCTTGCAGCTTCGTCTTCTGGATTACATCTAATAAGCCAACCGCTTTCGTTAACAATAAAACGATCTCCTGGTTTATACAACCAATTATCTTTACTGCTACCGTCTGCTAATTTTCCCATAACTTCGCCTTCCCAGTCGCCTTTAACTGTAAAGCCTTTACCGCCAGGCAAGCTGTCGATTGTATAGTCTACCCACATCATAATTTCTCTCCTCAGTCTTTACGTGCGTCATCTTTACCCTCGTTGGCGGCAATACGATCAACATTGGGTCTCACTCCTAATGCATGACTCATAAGTGCATCAATTTTAACAAGATCATTGTTCATTGTTTGTACACGATTGTCCAAACTTTTAATGATACCTGCCAGTGTTTGTACACTTCCTGTAACACCGTCGAGAATAAATTTTATTGTGAGGAAAACTAGGTAGCCAGCAGCACCAGCTGCCGCGATTGGAAAACCAACATCTGCAATCAATTTGAATGCATCGCCCATTAAAGTACTCCTCTGTCTGCGCTAGTATTTAGCGTAAACAGAGTATTTTATAGGTTGTTACCGAGCAGGCGGTATGTTTGTACTAGGAACTTATATCTAATAACTTCCAAACATCTACATATTTGTCCATGATGTATTGTGGCTTTGCATCAGTAAGTAAACATTCATCACCAGCATTCATATCTATTGCTTCAATAAGTTTGTTGTAAATAATTTCATGGTCAGGATTGCTAAGATGTCCATTCCTTTGATCTCTGTATTGTTGCTTTGCATTATATTTTGGATCATTTTCACTAAACCACATTAGACTTGGATACATTGTTACACCACTTGCAAATCTATGATAGAGATATTGATTTTGTATAAGTTGTGTGTCTCCTGTTGCAAACTCAACACCAGCACTGAAACTATGAAAATGTATTATTTTTTTATGGGAAAAGTCTCTGCACAATACTTTGTCAAACCATTGGAGCACTCCAGCAAGTTTCATATCTTCATATTGATGTATGTAAAAATTAGAATGGTACTCATGTGCTGATTCATATACTTTTTTGAACTCGGGTTTCTGTCTAGCCACCTCATGCTGAGCACTAAAAAAATTTATATCCTCAACAATTTTATGAAAAAGTCTACTAGGTTGACTCCAAGCAAAAATTAATAGGTCATATGTTTTTGATTCTTTGTTGCTTTGCCACTTGTAAAAGTTTGCAATAGCATTCAGAGGCCCACTACCGCCTTGAGAATATTTGTTGTATACTGTGCAATTTTTTCTCATTTCCAAACGTTGTAGCCAATGTTCTCCTTTTAAAGGATCAGGTCCTGAGTATGATAAAAAGCTATCACCAAACACAGCTACCTTCTTCATAGATTCATTAGCTCTATTAGTGTAGCTGAAAGATTTATTTCAGGATCAGCAACTTGTGTGTGCTTGACCATACTGTTTCTGATAACAATGATTGCTTCATCTTGTTTGTCCTCTGTGTTACCAAAGAACTCTACATTACGATATAACCAACGATACATCTCTTCATATTCGTCAGTTCTACAGTTTGCAATAATAAGTTTGCGAGCTTCACGCACTTGTCCTGCTTTAAACAAGTCAACCATTTTGATGCGCCAGCCTGTGTCTTGATCACTTTGTTCCGCTTGCTTTAATTCGCCATCTACAACTGCCATTTGCACATTGTTAATAGTCTTACGCAAGTCTGGATATGTTGCACGAACAAAACTGTCCAGTGTGTCCAGTTCAAACTTGACACCGTTTTCAATCAATATCTCTGCAACTCGTGCAGTGAATTCATTTGTGTCTAAACTGGTAATATGAAAGCCTTGACATCTGCTGTGCAGTGCCGGAATAATCTTATTGGGATAGTTACATGTGAGAATAAAACGCACACTTTGATGATATTGTTCCATTACACCACGCAGTGCCGCTTGTCCTTCTGCACTGATATAATCAGCCTCATCAAGCAAGATAACTTTGTAATCACCCCAAGGCATAGTTTCACTAAAGTTTGTGATCTTACGTCTAATAAGATCAACACCATTGTCACGACTTGCGTTGATTAGAAGTACATCAGCTTCTTGTACACCCAAGTCATTGATAAGAACTTTTGCAAGTGTTGTTTTGCCTGTGCCAGCACTACCACTAAACAACAAGTGTGGAATGCCACCATCAGTGACCCATGTTTTTACTTGATGTTTTTGTGCTTCGTCTTTAAACACATATTCACTTACTGTCTTAGGTCGATACTTTTCTACCCAAATGTCTTTCATTTTAAATCCTCATCATGTGTGCGGCAACATCTGCCATTCTGCAACTAAATGCCCATTCGTTATCATACCATGCTAACACACGAACCAGGTGATTGTCAACCACTCTTGTTTGATCTGGTGCAAAAATACAACTCTCTTTGGTTGTATTAAAGTCACTGCTTACCAGTGGTTGTGCATCATACCCAATTATTCCACGCATTTCGTTGTTAGCACTTAATCTCATAAATTCGTTTACAGTTTGTTCACTGCATTCTTTTTCTACTTCTACTGTTAGATCCACACAACTTACATTTGGAGTAGGAACACGTATTGCACTGCCTTTGATCTTTCCTTGTACATTGGGATAAACCAAGTCTAACGCTTTTGCGGCGCCAGTACTAGTGGGAATAATGTTAACACCGCCTGCTCTAGCCCTATACGGATCTTTGTGTTTTTTGTCTATGGTTGCTTGGTCACCAGTATAACTGTGAATGGTTGTCATTTGACCACGTTTAATGTTTAGGTGTGTATCTAATACTTTAACAAGCGGTGCTAGGCAGTTTGTGGTACAACTGGCATTGCTTACAACACGTTCATTTTTGTCTATGTCTTTGTGATTAACACCATATACAACTGTGCGTTTACATTCCTTTGCAGGTGCGCTTATAACAACTTTCTTAGCACCATTGATTGTATGATGTATACACTGTACACCGTTGTTGTATGCACCTGTACATTCTAGCACTACATCTACATTAGCCCACTTAATTTTTGCAATGTCACGCTCTTCAGTCCACAGTATAGGATCATGTATTGCGCCATTATATCTACCATGTACACTATCATACTTGAGCAGATGCATGTTTGTTTCTCTGCCGCCTGTAGCATTGATTTGCACTATCTGCATATCACTGCGTTGATCCATTATGTGACGTGTCACACAACGACCTATTCTACCAAATCCATTTATACCAATACTAATCATATTTAAAATACGTTCCATCTATATTGTGGGTTTTACTGTTGCTCACTGCCCACCAAAAACAATTCCATCTACTGTATCTTGCATACCAAGCCAAGTCACTTTGATCTTTTCCATACATGCGAATTCCTTCGGCACGTAAGTGAACATACCAAAGTTTGAAATTGTTATACCTCTTCTTCGACTTTAACACTGCCTTTTGTTCCACACTTAGGACAATAATATTGACCTCTGTCTATTTTAAAGTTTTTTTGCATTACAGCATAAGTGAAATAACATTTGCAACTGGTGCATGTTATATGAAATATATATTCTAAGTGCGCTGTAAAACTCATATTGGCGTGGTTTCAACTATTTCAGCACTAGGAAAAACTTTTTTAATTTTACTTGCAGCAGTTATTTTGCCTGTTGCTCTAACATATGCTATGCCATGTCCGTCTGAGATTTCGATATCGAAATCGTCTTCAGCTGACTTACGCATTGCAATTACTTTGTCTTTGGGCAAATTAAACAAAACTTTGTACCCGCAGTCAGTGGGAAAATTAATTACATTACTCATCGTGTTGTATACTCTAACACACTTCTGTCTCCTGTCCAGATGCCCATAATATCTTTTGGATCAAGTGCGTATAATTTTTTGCCTTCTGGATGATCTACATCAAACCCTCTGCTCCAACGTCCGTGAGCTACAGCAACAATGTCACCAGGTTTCACATCATCAGTTACTTCATTGTCACTGCCAACATCGTGTACTTCAAAGAAGCGAGTTTTGATACCTGTTGTATCGCCATTGTCGTCTAGTGTGATAATACCACCTTTTGTGCGTCCTTCGCCAGGCGGGTTAACAAAAAATGCTAATACGCTGTGTCTAACTGCTTTTATATTTTTCATTAATTACTCCTTGATTAATTCTTCTAATATCTCTAAACATGCATCGCTGTTATCAGGTGCACCTTGTTCAATTGCCATTTTAACACATTCTCTAGTAAAGTCTAGTGAAAAACGTTCACCATCTCTGTCCATGCCTGTGTTAATCAAATATACATTACAGTCGTTAGCATGAATCTTTTGTATTAATAAGTCGCTGTATTCACGTACTGCTCTTGGCATAAAAGGTGATCCATAACAAGGACTAAACAATGGTTTAATCTCGTCGGTGCCTGCTTCTGTGCCTGGCATTTGACTGGTGTATCCTGTTTCAAAGAAACGTCTAATAGTTCCATTTGTAATTTTACTCACAGGCGGAAATACACCTTTGGCATCCATCGTTAAAAAGAATATGTTGTCCGGATGATCAAACTTAGTTTGAGTATCATGTGCATTTTCCACACAATCAAGTGGATAACTTAAACGTGCATTTGGTACGCCTGGGTTTTCTACAACCAATGTGTCACGTTCACGAGCAAGTTCTACTGCATTGAAAATAGTAGGATGTGTTTCTGGTGTAAGTCCTTCTGACTTTGCGTAGCATCCTGTTTCGATCATTTGAATACCATCGTGATGCCATGCAACTTCGTCATCACTGATAAGTTCATAATCTGGATCACTGCTGAGTGTAGTCTTGCCTGTGCCACTAAGACCAAACATTAAGTTTGTTGTATCATTGTAAGTAAATGCACTACAATGCATAGGCATCACACCACTATCAGGTAACATAAAACTAATGATACCAAATACACCTTTTTTGATTTCGCCTAAAAAAGTTGTGCCTGCTATTAGCATTTCGCCTTTGTCTAAGTGTACAAATATTTTAGGTTCATCTACTTGTACGCTTGTGTTGTGTAGTATCTGAAAGTCTGGCTCTTGGTCTGTTGCTTCGACTGTAAACATGTTGCGAACAAACTGTGCATGTCTATCATCATTTGTAAGTACCCTAAAACGGATACCAACGCTTGTAAACTCTAACTCATGTTTGTAGTTTGGTTGTTGTGCCATAATGGCAAAAAAGTCTCTGTAGTCTGATTCGAGACCAATTTTGTTGTACTTAGGTCTAGTAAGATCCAAGTGTTTGGTTGCTTCTCCAAAGAAAAATTTATTCTCTGGACTCCGCCCTGTAGGCGAAGTAGCTATTTCTATGTTGGGCATTATTCCTCGAGTTCTATAGTTTCTATACTACCGTCGTCGTATTCAATTTCCACGTATTTTGTTCCGTCATCTCTGGTTCTAGTAATTTTACTTACTGCTTCTGGCTGTTGCGTAAACTGTTCCTGTAAGTCTGGCACCTCTGGCTCTGCAAACTCATCTGGTTCTTGTACAGTTGCTTGTATTGGTTTCGGATCACTGATTGGCGTGTTAGCAGGAGCCTCTTGCATATTGTGGTGTGCAACTGCAATTTCTTCTGCTTTCATTCTCACAGTGCCATCTTGGTTAAGCCTATCACCTCTAGCATTCATTGGCACATTGCCAACTGCTCTTGTCATTTCGTGTTTAGTAGCAAGTGCTGCCATGTCTAACATAACACCTCTTGCTGTACGATTGCCTCTACTCATCTTAAGAATTCCTTGTAATCCAAATTGTATTTAACACTGTCAATTTTATGTACACCAATTAGATACAAAATATAGCTTGAAACACTTGATCCTCTTCCAACTCCCCACAATATATTGTTGTGTTTTAGTTGGTCTACCATGTATACTAGAAACTGTAGCATCGGAAGCATATCACGCTGTTTAAATTCTTCAAGTTCCTCCAAACACCTCTGTTGATTTTCTTCGGGACTTAGTCCTAGTATATAATCAACGATGTTCAGCTGTTTGTATTCTTCTGGCATCCACCAATTGTCAGCATTTTTATAATTGTACTTATCACTTGAGTCGGCAGGTGTTTCATAATCAATTTGATCATCAAATTTGAACAGTGTACAAAAATGATTGTAGCTATCGATCTTTTCAGCGTCTTTGGTTACAACATACTTGGCACTTTTGCCTTGTAGCATACCTTCGACTAGATCATTTTCGTCTACTACTACTTCGTTAAGGTCAGTCATCTTCATCCTATATTTAACACATCATCGTCTGGGTCTTTGCCTTCTTCAATTTTACGCTCTCGTTCTTTTTCAAGTGCTTGAAGTTGACTCTTTGCTTGCATCTCAATGCTTACTTGATCTAGCATATTTTGAATTTGTACCGCAGGCCCAACCATTCCTGTGCTTTGAGCCTGAGACAATTTTTGTCGCAACTCTATTTGCTTCTCTAAAAGTTGCTCGATTGTTAGATTTTCTATATTTAAAAACATAATATACTATAACATAGTTATCAGCATTGTGTCAACCGAAGTCTCCACTTACGTATGCCTTTGTTTTTCTATGGTTAGGGTTCTCAAAGATTTTCTTTGTACTACCTTTTTCAATGATCTCTCCCAAGTGAAAGTATGCTGTTGTATCCGATATACGCCGAGCCTGTTGCATGTTATGTGTGACAATAACAATGGTGTAGTTCTTCTTCAACTCGAGTATTAGTTCTTCTATAGCATTGGTTGATATCGGATCCAGTGCTGAACACGGTTCGTCCAACAGTAGTATCTGTGGATCAACTGCAAGGCTACGAGCAATACATAGTCGCTGTTGCTGTCCGCCACTAAGGCCAAACGCATTGTCGTGTAATCTATCCTTTACTTCCGTCCAGAGATTTGCTTTCTTTAGACTGTCTTCTACGATAGCATCTAACTGTTCTTTTGTTTCGTACATACGATGCAGTTTAGGACCATACGCAATGTTTTCGTAGATACTTTTAGGAAAAGGATTGGGCTTTTGGAATACCATGCCTACACTCTTACGCAAGTTGTTTACATTGGTATACTGTGTTCTATAAATGTCTGTGCCATCAATGTCTACGCTTCCTTTTGTACGACAAATATCAACAAAGTCATTCATACGATTCAATGCTCTTAGGAATGTGCTCTTGCCACAGCCACTAGGGCCAATCAATGCTGTTACATTGTTCTTGCGTATCTGTAAGTCAGCATCAATAATAGCGTGATGATCGTCATACCAGATGTTTAATCCTCGAACATTGATCTTTGAACTTGAATTTAGTTCTAGTGTTTCTCTTACCATTTTATTTCAAACCTTTTTCGTAACCAGATTGCTAATACGTTTAGCACTATGAGTGCTGAGAGTAGAACAAGGATCGCCGCACTGGTTTTCTCAGCAAAGCCTCGTTCAGGCGAGTCTGCCCAAAGATAAATTTGAACAGGTAATGTTGTTGCACTATCCCAAGGTGTGCTAGGCGGAACCAAAATAAATGCAACCATACCAATCATTAGTAGTGGCGCACTTTCTCCTATTGCTCTAGCAATACCTATGATAGTTCCTGTGATGATGCCAGGCATAGCCGCAGGTAGTACTTGATAGACAGTTGTTTGCATTCTACTACCACCTAGTGCATTTGATGCATCTCTGATTGACTGTGGTACTGTTCTAAGAGCTGTCCTAGCACTAATAACAATCACAGGAAGTATTAGGATGCCCAGTGTAATTGCTCCTACTAAACTAGCACTCCTTGGCATACCAAAGAAGTTTATCAACAATGCTAAACCTAACAAGCCATAAACAATACTAGGTACTGCGGCTAGGTTGTTGATATTGATCTCCATAAAGTCTCGTATCCAACCACGTTTTTTTGTTTGGAATTCTTCCATATAGGTAGCGCATCCTACTCCTATAGGAAATGCAAACAATACTGCCAGTCCAATGGTATAGACAGTACCTACCACTGCTCCCCATATACCTGCTATCTCCGGCGATCGACTGTCTGAGTTTCGCCAAAAGTCCCAATTCCATGTACGATATATTTTGCCTTGTTCAATTAATTGATCTGTTATTGAACGTTGCTTATCTGTTAGTTTGTCATAAACTCCCTTTACATACATATCAACATCTGTATGGGCTACCAATGTGTATACACCAGGCTCTGTGATATCTAATGTCGAATAGGCATTAGGTGTAACTAACTGTCGTAAATCCTTTTTTGTTTTCCTATCGGCGCCTGGCCAGAGATGATACATAGCACTGTTTATAGTTTTCTTAGTACTACTTTCAATACTATAAACACTAACATCAATCTTAGTTTGTGTAAATGCGCCTATACCTCTATAGCCTAGTGTAGCAAAGAACACCAACATCAATAATGCTGTTAGTGCAAGTGCAGACTTACAGGCATACTCTAGGCCTTTTTGTAAGCGTCTGCGTTTGCCGTCTAATTTACTGTTTAAGTCTATCGATTGCATTCTTATAGTTCCTATATGCTATCCAGTTTAATATAAATGTAACCACAAAGAGTGTGAACGCAAGAGCAAATGCACTAAGTGTTTTGGCACTATCAAACTCTTGGTCGCCTATTAGTAGTGTTACAATCTGTACTGTTACTGTTGTTACTGCTTCTAGTGGATTAGCTGTTAGATTAGCGGCTAGTCCTGCAGCCATAACAACAATCATTGTTTCGCCTATGGCTCTTGCAATGGCCATAATAAATCCTGCAACAATACCCGGCAGGGCGGCAGGTAATATAATATCTTTAATAGTTTCTTCTCGTGTAGCACCTATACCTCTTGCACCATCTCGCATTGCACTAGGTACGGCTTTTATAACATCATCTGTTATGCTTGAGATCAAGGGTATAATCATCATACCCATTACAACACCTGCGGCTAGTGCTGACTCTGTTGCTACATCTAAACCTAGTGTAACACCCATATTTCGTAGCCACGGACCTAACACAATCGCGGCAAAGAATCCATACACCACTGTTGGGATACCTGCCAGTATTTCCAGTAACGGTTTTACAACTTGTCGGTGTGAGGGTTTTAAATATTCTGATGTATAAATTGCGGCAAGCAATCCAATTGGTCCTGCTATGCACATTGCAATAATTGTAATAAACATTGTGCCCCACATCAGTGGAACAAATCCAAACTCACCTGAGCTACCTACACTGTCTGCTCTAAAGGCTGTTTGTGGGCTCCAAGTGGTGTTAAAGAAAAACTCACTGGGCGGAACCATTGTAAAAAATTTAATTGTTTCGTAACTTAAACTAGCAATGATGGCAAATGTAATGCCCACTGTAATCCAACTACTAACTCTAAAAAAGCCTTTGAGCCAGTCTTCACTGAACCCGCTTTGCTTTTGCTTTGGGCCTATCCATATAAACATCTATCTACCTTGCGTAAAGTGAGAGTGAGCCTGAGCCCACTCTCTTATTTTGTTTAGTTTAACACGTTTGCACGTACTGTGTCAAGTTCATTTTGTGGTAGAGGAATAAGTCCTGCATCACCTAGTGAACCGTCTTGACCTGCTACGTCATCGCTGAGATATAGTTCCATGAACTCAGTCATGCCGTCAATTACACCCATATGCTCTTTTTTAGCATACACATATAGTCCGCGGCTTGCTGGATAGCTACCATCTGCAATTGATTCAAATGTTGGAACCACGCCACCAATCGGTGAACCTTGGATAACATCTGTGTTTTGGTCTAGGAATGAATAACCAAAGATACCATAAGCATTTGGATTGTTAGCAAGTTTTTGAATGATAAGGTTATCGTTTTCACCTGCTTCTACATAAGCACCATCTTCACGGATACCGTGGCAGATACCTTTGTATGCTTTCTTGTCTGCTTTCTTAAGGTCTTTTACCCAACCATAAGTCTTACAGCCTGCTTCCATTACAAGCTCACTCCACGCATCACGTGTGCCTGAACTTGGCGGTGGTCCTAATACTTCAATTTTTGTGTTAGGGAATTTTGGATTGATTTGGTTCCAAGTTTTGAATGGGTTTGGAACAAGGTCGCCATTTTCCTGTGGGACATCTTTTGCTAATGCTTGGAACAACTCACGTGGTGTGATTTCTAATGCTTCGCCTTCGTTGCTGGTTGCGAACACAATACCGTCATAACCAACTAGCATTTCTAAGGGTGTTACTCCATTTGCACTACACTTCTCTACTTCTGATGATTTGATTGCACGTGAAGCATTTGTAAAGTCTGGGTGATCAACACCTGTACCTGCACAGAATAGTTTCATGCCACCGCCTGTGCCAGTTGATTCAATAACTGGAGCAGTGTTGCCCTCTGCGGCAAATGTTTCTCCTACGATTGTTGTGAAAGGATATACTGTAGAACTACCTACAATTCTAATTTCTCGTGCTTCAGCAACTGTTGTTACTGCAAAAACCGCCACGAGTGCGGCTACGAATGATCGTACCATATTTTTTCTCCATATTTGGTCTGCCCTGTTGGGCCATCATAATAAAAAGTGTACACAATTTCTTGCGTACACCGTTATTTATAAACTGTGTAGATTACAGTTTACAAATCACCGTCTTTTCTATTTTCTGAAAAGTATACATCAAAACTGCCGCCTGGATAACGGCTTTCAAGTTTGCGTACATTCTCTGCTACTACTTCATTTGGATCTTCTCCAATAGCACGACATGCGTTGACCCAATACCACATGATGTCTCCTAGTTCACGCTTCATGTGAAAGATTGTTTCTTCGTTCATGGGCTTGCCTTGGAATGTACACTTCTTTACAATCTCACTAAACTCTCCGCCTTCACTAGCCATACCGATACTAGATGTGAGTAGCAGTGCAGGATTTATACCTTGCTCACTTAGTTCAATCATTCTACTGTGCAATGCGCCAAATGCATTGCTTTCACTACTGGTGACTTTTTCTACAAAGTCTTTGTATTTGTTTAAATCTACTTGTGACATTTATACCTCTATATCTATAAACTCGCCTACTGTTGTAGTTGAGCCAGTTTCATATCTTAATTTTGCTTGATCTCGTAACGCTTGTATTTCTTGATAACGTTCTTCAATTGCTTTTGTTTGTGCAAGTTTTACTTCTGCTCTAGTTGCTTGCTCTACAACTCGAATACGTTCTTTTTCCATTGGCGGTTTAATGTGTTCGCTGTTGGGATACACATTAGGGTGTCCATAGTAGTTGGCTGGTACGGATTGCTGGATCTCAGTCATCACTTACTCCTTCGCTCTTTACATACTTTACACTTAAATCAGGTTGTATACGTTGTTCCATGTGTTCTCGACAGCAATACCATACTTGTGTTCCAACTATTAAACCACAAACTGTGTCATTGGCTTCCCAGTCGCCTGCGGCATTTTGTTGGAACAATATATGGTGTTCACTACAAGTTTTTGCCACTACACCGCTTTCAGTATCTGTTGAATGTTTTCAGATAGCTTTGCATTAAACTCCGCATCTGTTTGATTTATGTTTAATCCTTCACTAAGTGCTCTGCTAAAACTTGCAGTCATTTGATCATTTTGTGAAAGACGTCTGCATGCTTCAGCAGTACAATATCCTCCACTTAACCCTACTAGTTTTTCCAAGTTATTGTACATGGTAAGATCCTTGTACAAGTTTGGTTGATCTGGTAGTGTTAGTTTTAGTATACAACGTCCTTCGAATTTTTTCAAGTGTTCAGATAGTTTTTCTTTTAATAAATTTTCTAACTCTGCTTTATCTTCGTGATCAATAGGAATCTCTGGTTCTACAATTGGTAACAATCCAGCTTCACTTATACTTTTAGCAAGTGCAAACTGTTGATCTACAATCATGTTTAGTGCGCCATGTGTTTTTACAATACTGCGCATCTTGGTACCCACACAATTGTTGTCCAGTGCATACTGTGTCATTTCGTCCCAACGAAAGTATTTTAGGTAACCATTATCTTCACATCCACTATCTATTTTAAGAATAGCTCTAATACCTTTGTTTTCTAGTATAGGTACCATGCCTCTGTCTACTGTGTCTTTGTACAGTATTGCATGACTGATGTTTTCGCCGTTAAAGTCTGGATGGTTCACCATGCGCAATCGCATCAAATGGATATCATCCATTACTACTTCATGTGGTAAGTTGTGCGCATCAGTATAACCGTAACGTTCTAGTACGCCGGGACTACTACCGCCACTGTGGTCCATTGCTGCTATAAATCTTGTCATTGAAATAAACTACTCACTGATTCTTCGTTGGTAATCCTACGCATTGCTTCGCCAAACAAAGGTGCTAGACTCACTTGTCTCACTTTTTTACTTGTGCCTTTGTAAGGAATACTGTCACTGATTACCAGTTCTTCTAGTTTACTAGCATCAATCTTTTTACTTGCACCGTTGCTGAGTACACCATGTGTAATGTATGCACGAACACTTAGCGCACCTGCATCTAAGATAGCTTCAGCCGCTTTGCACAATGTACCGCCGCTGTCCACAATATCATCTACTAAGATTGCATGCTTGTTTTTTACATCGCCAATTAGTGCCATAACTTCCGCTACACCAGCTTCAGGTCTGCGTTTGTCCACAATAGCAATATCTCCATGAAACATATCAGCAAACTTACGAGCTCTAACAGCGCCGCCTGCATCCGGTGACACAAACACTGTGCCTGCTTGTTCTACTTCAGGTTCTTCTCTAATGCCAATCGAACGTTTGATGTCTTTGGCAAATACTACACGGCTTGTTAAATCATCCACAGGAATATCAAAAAAGCCTTGTATTTGTCCTGCATGTAGATCCATTGTTAAAATTCTATCTGCGCCCGCTCGTTGCAATAGATCAGCTACTAGTTTTGCAGTAATAGGAGTACGACTTGCACTCTTACGATCTTGTCTTGCATATCCAAAATACGGAATTACTGCTGTAATTCTCTGCGCACTGCTACGTTTAGCAGTGTCTATCATAATTAATAGTTCCATTAAACTTTCGTTTACAGGAGTACAGGTGCTATTCACTAAAAAAACATCCTTGCCTCGGATGTTTTCTTTAACCTCTACACATATTTCTCCGTCACTAAACCGATTGAGCTCTGCTGGAACGAGATCGGTAAAACAGTGTTCCGCAACCTTTTGTGCAAAAGGCTGGTTACTGCTTCCAGTAATAATTTTCATTTAGTCCTCCGTTATACTGCGAAACTTTCCCCACAACCGCATGAAGCAGTTGCGTTGGGATTCTTTACGGTCAGGTAACTGCCGCCTAATTCGTTAACATAATCTACTGTGCATCCAAACACAAACATTTCTGCCATAGGATCTAAACTTAGTATGTCTTCGATCACAGGGCCTTCAGGCTCGTCAGTGAATGTCCATTCATACTGAAAGCCACTGCAACCGCCGCCTTTGACTGCCAAGTTCACGTAACGTTTGTCGTGTTGCTTGGTCATATTTGCCAAATAGTTTTTTGCGGTTTCAGTGACTGTCAATAACATTATACTTTTCCTTGTTCTTTTAGTAGTTGCCGATTGTTCAAATGTTCGTCTTCGATATCGCTTTTAGCTTGACCATGATATCTTACTGCCATATGTTCATCGATCATTTTTTCGTTGATGTTGATACCTTCTGCCCATACTGTTCCGAGTACTCTGCCAAATTTGCCTTTTTCATTATCTAATTCAGTTGATATAATAATATCGTCATTTAGATGATTGCCTAGCCAATCTTTAGCCAGTAATCCGAACTTCTTTTCTTCTAGGTCTCTTGTTCTACTTTCCGGTGTGTCTATTCCGTACATACGTACTCTTGCCTCTAATAACACATCGAATCCTAAATCCATTATACAATCAAATGTGTCTCCGTCAATGATTTTTACTATGCTTTTTACCCTATAACTATAGGGACTTGGTTGCGTCATAATTTTCTCCTCTTATAGGAGTATTTATGAGTTAGTCCCCTTCGCCTGGCTTCTCACTTAGTAGATGTGTTTTTGATTCATTTGGATCCCAAGTTCCATTTTTAGGACCATAATAACTGTGATCAGGCATAGGATCTTTTTTCTGTGTGATAACAGGCCATAGGTCTGCATACTTTTGATTAATTTCTACCCAGCCATCTGCTTGTGGTGCAGTATCAGGAAATATTGCGCCTTCCGGACACTCGGGTTCACATACACCGCAATCAATACATTCAATTGGATTAATTACAAGTGTGTTCTCACCTTCATAAAAGCAGTCAACAGGACAGACTTCAACACAATCTGTGTGCTTGCACATGATACAAGCGTCATTTACAATGTATGTCATTTTACCTCAGATTGCGCCGATAGGTAATCTTCAATCATTGTCTCTTTCTTTTTACGTCTATCTAACTCAACACCTAATGCGTTTTTTGCTAGTTCGTCAATCTGTGTTTTTGTCATTTTATTCAGACTAGCTGTTGTTTGCATATCGCTGTTCGATTGTTCAACCCTAGGCTTAACAACCAATTCACTAGTAGCACTTGCATTAGTAAACTTGTCATCTAATTCTACAGTGTCATCTTTGATTCCAAAGATTTGTTTAATCCATTTCATTCCCATACTCCTAATATTAGTTTTGCATCCTCACTCATATTCCATGGTCCGAATGGAGGATCAAAAGTTGTAATTACATCAACATCGTTTACATTATCAACACTAAGTGTAGCACTTCTGATATCTTCAATAATGTCGTCTGCCGCTGGACAAAACGCACTTGTTAATGTGTGTGTGATTTTGACATCGGGTAAATTATCAATGTCAATATTGTATATTAATCCAAGATCATATATGTTGATACTTATCTCTGGATCATATACTTCTTTTAATTTTTCTATGATTTGTTGTTCAGTGTCCATTTCTAGCCAATAACTTTAATGTTAACATGTCTTCTTTACTTTTAAACCAGCATTCATAACCGTTACGATGATTGTCGTATCTAAACGCACCATAGTCATTGCCAAAAAGGTCTTCAAGTAATTTATGAAAACCTTTTGGCTTACTATATCGTTTGCTTCTTATAAACATAGTACAATAATACCTATTGTCCTGTGTCCAGTTAGCACACCATTCTAAATCATTCGTTGTGATAGATTGCACTATTCGCTCCGTGTTCACTACATTCGCAACTCACACAATAACAACGATTGTCTGTTGCTTCACGTATTAATTTGTCTGCAAATTTACAAGCATGTTCTGCAAACTTTTCTGCACCTACACCATCTAGTACTGTAATTTCTGCTAGGCCCATGTTCTCAAGTTCTGTGAACTTATACAAGAATGGATCTTCTCTGTCAATTACTGTCTTGTGATCAAATGTGTCTTCTAACCATTTCTTCAATGGCTTTAGTCCACCAAAGTCTACAGCCCAATTGCGATGATCTAAACTATCGCAACCAAATGTAAACTTAAATGCTAAACTATATCCATGCAAGAATCTACAATGTGAATGATCTGCGTGTGGTTGACGGAACACTGCACTTAGTCCAATGTTATGCCCGTATGTTTTTGTTGATTGATATTTTGCCATATTAAACTCCTTGACTTATGGTTGGTGCGGAGTCTTTATAGTGGGTCGAACCGTTAGTCCACTCAGCATATTTAGCATATGCTATTTGTATTGCTTTTGCTTGATAATAACTATCAGCAAGAGCGTTGTGCAGATCCTGTTGCATAGTTTTGCGAGGATCGCTGGGCAGTAAACTTAAGAATGTTCGACCATCTTTTACTTGCCAAAAGTTCCATGGAATAGGTGTAGCCATTTGACGATACATATCTTCTACAATAGTAACGTCAAAGCCATATCCATGACCCCATAATACATCGACACCTACCATCCACTTGGTCAAGTGGTCTAGGAAATGTTTCAGCCCGACTCTATCATCTTCTCGAAAGGCTTCTTCTTTTACTTTGGGATCTTGTTTGGCCCACCATTCAATGGTATCGTCTGTAACTGTACGTCCAAGTTTATCTTGTTCGTCTAAGTCCAAACGAAAATAAAATTCGCTGTGAGGTTCGTCTGATGTGTGAGGATTAAACTTAACACCGCCAATAGTTAGCACAGTGCAACGTGGACTGGTGTCCAACGTTTCTAAATCAATCATTGCGTGAATTGCCACGTTTTCTAAACTCCTCATATTGTAACCATAGTATACACATAACCGCTAAAGAAATCAAGTTCAAAGATAAAATACCTATCCAAACTTGAAAGGCAAAAAATAAACAAACTGGATAGTCCCACCACTTCATATTAAGTCTTTTAGTGCTTGTGCTATCTTGTCGATTAGCCATTTTTCATGTTCGTTTGGTACCCAACTTTCTTCGGGTATCATTGTATCAAATACTTCCCACATTGCATCTTGTTCGTTCATTATCCACGCCTCATGTTTGCTATGTCTTTTGCGTCTTCTTTTTTATCGGCAAATATAGGTACCATGTTTGACTTGTGCATTGTAGCAATACCTAGTAGCTGACGTTCGCCACTGTATGTCATACTTTCTTTTGCAGGTCCATGTCCTGCAACTTTGTCACTAGTAGGAATGCTACAGGCATCTGCACGATAATCAGGAATAGTATTAGTAACAATATTTCCACGTTTTGCTTTCTTTGCTTCTAATTGTTCAGGATGTACGCCTTGTTTGCGTAACCATTTTTCATGCTCAGCTTGTGCTTTTGCTACTTTAGCATTGGGCTTTTTCTGTTTACGATTATACTTTGTTGTGGTCATATATGGACCAACTAAATGCATACTCATAATTACCTCCGTGTATACTTGATTGACTCTTTGGGACCGTCTGTTGTAAACTCCATACCGCTTACATTACCTACATAAGTTTTACCATTCCACCGCATTGGTATTTTGTTTGTCGCGATGAATGCATCTAGGTGTTGTTGGAATTTAAAGTTATCTATTTCAGCTACAACTTCTGTACCTGTTCGTGTGCTAGTGATTGTTGCTTCATTAGCATATACTACTTTGTTGTTCATTTAAATACTTTCTTAGTCTAACATTTGATAACGGATACGAAAACGTTTGGTTTGTCCAACCCATGCGTTACGGCCTTGAGCTTTGTTTACAGTGTATGCAAACTCATGCCCATCTACAAGATACACTAAACGATACTGATTTGCAATCGTTTTTTGTTCATTTACGTATCTTTGTTCACAGCGTTGTTCTTGTCGATATCCTGTGATAACACGTTTTGAGGTATTAGCACCTTTGTCAGCGCCAATTAGACCGCCAATTACTGCACCTGCGGCTGCACCATTGTCATTACCGCTTACACCTTTACCTAGTATACCACCAATAATCATACCCGCTAGTGCGCCGCCTGCGGCATCACCGCCGCCTTGTACATTTCCGTACACAGGGACATCAACTGTATAGCATTCATTTACAGGTGTCTGTTGTGTTACTTGTGTGTAGATGGGTTCTTTGCGAATTAGTTTACCTGTTGTAGTAAAACTATTTGCATGTGCTGCTCCAGCAACAAGTCCAATAAATCCACTGATAACAATTACGTGGAAGATTTTTTCAAAGTATTGCATTCTTCATCTCTCCTTAGCCATACTTCAAAGAATTGCTCTTTGGTTATAGCTTTATCGTTCCATACTTCACGCTCAGCTTGATTCTCATAATAAGCATCGTGAAAGGCTTTTAGTTTCATTGCTTCTTCTAAGGTCATTATACACCTCTTTACTACAATTATACATTAGCATCTTATGCTAGCAATGTCAACCATTAATGTAGATCTGGATCTCTTCCAAATCCTTTTTTTACCTGTGGTTTGTGTTCTACTTCAATGTGCAAGTTTCTCAAACCTTCTTGTTGTTCATGAAAGTCAATGACAAGCCAGGCGTCCTCTTCGCTTGGAAGATCGCCCTCTAATACATGGCCACTGTCATCAACTACAAAAAATTTGTATATTTTACCAGGCCATGGTTTATGCTCAGTGATTAGTTTTCTACTCATATGTTCCCTATCCAATGTGTTACATCATCGCATGGGTCATCGCAAGTGTTCAACCAATCTTCATTGGGATCTTCCATGGTTATATATTTACCGTTCAATATCTTCTTAGATATATACATACATAAATATCAATACAAAGTCAAGCTCTAAAGGAGAAAGATATGGCAGAAGCAGATGATAAAGGTAAATTAGAAGTAAGTGTTCGTATATTAGGTAACGAACTAGTGGCACTACGCATGGATGTAGACGATTTTAAAATGAAATGGCTCGTAATGGGGGTTGTTGCTATTGTTGCTCTTGGATGGGCAGCTGGTAGTTTCGGACCTGAATTAATTGGAATGTTTGGAGAATAAAAACATTGATAATTTATTTTTACTTGCTTCTTATAAAACATGCTGTAGCCGACTTGTGGTTACAGAGCAGATTAAACAAACCAAAGTATGGTGACAAACAAAAACTATACACACCCAAACTTTGGTTACACAGCATGGATCATGCACTGCTTACAGGTTTAGTTACACTTGTATTTGCAGGGATCTATTGGGCTATAATAATCACACTGCTAGATTTTGTATTGCATGCTGTTATTGATTATGTAAAGAGAATATACACTATACGTGTAAAATTAGATATGAAGTCTAACAAATTTTGGAAAGTTCAAGCAATAGATCAGATGGCACACTACAGTTGCTATTTGTTTTATGTGCTTATGGTGTATTAGCCTGCCCGCCCATGCCACTGTGATTAACACAATAGTAGTACAGTGTAGGTGCACCAACTGCAACAACAATTTGTACATATGATCCTGATTGACCAGCACTAATACCCGAGTTTGTAACACCTGTTGTATATTCACTACCACCGCCATGTGTACCATCAGCAGTTGTGCTAAATCTAAGTGGATGGCTACCATTACTACTGTCACTTTGATCAAATCTATATGTACTACCTTCATTGAGTGTTACAGTTGCTTGCTGTACACCGTCAATGTAGAACTTACCGCCTGCTACTGTAACAGTAAATGTAGTTCCACTAAATCCGCCGCCGCTATCATCACCTTCAATGTCTGCGGCACCCACAAATACATCATCATCTGTACCGAGGGTTGAATCAGCGCCAGCGCCTATGCTTTCCCCTGCGTCTTCGACTATAACATAACCTGCAACTCCGTTTGATTGTAATACCCAAGGAGCATATTCATTGTTGTCTAGTGTTACTTTACGACCTGAAATTTTTACTATTTGACGAGTATGAATACCATCTTGGCATGTCATTGACATTTCGCCTTCAAGTAAATCTGCACTAGCTTTGTCTACTAGTGAGCATATTTTTGTCTTTGTGCCGCCTGCATTTGAACATTCAAAGCGTCTAGCACTTCGTTGCTTGATAATATATCCAGGCATACTTCCAGAACCATCATTGAACTGAATCTTGAATTGGTATTGTCCAGCTGTTGAAGCTCCGAAGTTTCTTTTGTTTAGTGGTCTTCCCATACAACTATTTATATTAAAAGCCAAGATCTCCTAGAGGATCTTTTCTTTTCTTGGGTTTTGGTTTCTTTGTTTCAGGTTTTTCTTTTGGCAAGAAGTTTTCTTTTGAATTCGTCTGCGGGTGACTCCGCCTTTGTTGTGTTGTAGCTAAACTCTGGAGATACTTCTGATCCTTCTGCGAGGCTTCTTCTAAGGTCATTACTTTTGTTTTTGATGTCTTGTAACGTGGACGTTGAGTAAACCCTGTGTGTTGGAAGAACTGGCTTCTGGGTACTTTTCTCTCTGTAGATCCTTGTACGAATATCACGTATTCTTGATTCCAGTTGTTCAACATCACTCCAGTCTACTTGCTCAGGTTCGAACAATTTTTTAATAAACTTGAACATACTAATATTTATTCGGTGCTCGTCGAATACCTAATGCTTTGCTTGCAGGATATATTTCTATGTTTACACTATTGTTTTGATTGCCACCTAGTATACGATAGTATTCAACATTGTTTCTGTATATACTACCAACATAAAAACCTACGTGTCCTTGCCATCCTTGTTTACCTCTTGGAAATATTACTAGATCTCCTGCTTTGGGTTCTTGTATAGTTTCACCCCAAGTTAAAAAACTTCTTGCCATTAATGGAACGTCACTTACACTTTCACTACCCGATATACCGCTTTCGTGTAGTACTGCATTTACAAATGCTGCACACCATTCTGTGCGTTTTGGATCAACGCCTACATACTCTTTGAGTACAGTTCTATGTTGATACTCGTTGAATCCATACTTGTTGAGTGCAGTTTGAATATGCTCTGGAGCATTTGGTATTGCATTGCCATCTACTATTACAGTAGGCTCACACGCAGATAAAAGTAATATAGTTAAAACAACTTTGTATTGCATTCGGTATCCTAATCATGACAACACCTGCAACTTAGTGCAGGTGTTGTACTTGTAATTACTTATGTCTTATCTCGATACCGCTAAGTTCTTTTCAAACTATTTTGTGTCTAAATTGGTGCCAGCGACAATTCTTCCATTATCAAGAACTTTTAGTAGTTTTAGTTTTATCATACCGTCTAAGGTACTTTCAATTCCGTTACGTTTTCCTTGCGTATAACCTAACCATGTGCAAAATAAACAAATTGCTACGGCTATATAACCTTCGTAACCTACTAACATCGCTGACTCCTCTGTTTGTCTATATGTATAATATAGTATATTTATTGACAGATGTCAAGTCTTAGAAGTTAAAACTTGCTACAATACTTGGTGAAAATTCTTCAGCATCAAGATCGTAGTTTGCTTTTGGTTCAATAGTCATGCCATTGAAATCCATTTCATAACCTGCACCAATGTTACGTGCTAGTTCATCTTCGTCACCATTGATATATGCTGTGATACCCCTAGGTCCAGTGGCATCAATTTCAAATGCTAACTTTTCAGTTGATTCTGCATATGTCACTACACCGCCAAACCTATCTACATCAACACGTGATCCAAATGTCCAGCTTTCTGCATCTAAGTCGTAGTCAAGTGCGATTGTGCCACTAAGTGCATCTTCGCCCCAGTGCATTGCACCAGCAATTGCTTCAATGTCACTTACGTCATTTTTATAGTCGCCAAACTCAGCTGCAACTGCAACTGATCCTAAGTCTACAATTACACTTTCGTCCATTTTTGGATTTGCAATTGTATGTTCACCTTCTGCACCAACCCAAATATCACCTTGTTTACCAAGTGATACAGTTGCTTCTGTGCCGATTGTTGTACCTAGTTGCCATTCGTCAAGTGTAAGATCACCGCCGTCTGTTGATGCGAAGTTAAATCCGCCAAACGCTGTGCCTTCTCTTGCAATGCCTAAATCTAGTACAGTTGTTGAGCCCCAGTCTCCTGCGGCATTTTCTTTAATTGTGACTTCTACTTCACCTGCGATAGTTGTACCTGCGATTTCAGTTTCAGCGAAAGCGCCTGTGCTTACAGTTGTAGCTAGAAGTACTGCTAGTAAACGATTCATTATTATTTTCCTTAAGGTTCTTAAAAAAACAGCTGATTATTCAGCTGTCAAACTATATTTAACACATTCTAGATAAAAATCAAGTCTCTAAAGACATAATTTATACAGGTGTAGTAAATATGCAACGATTCTGTTGCTAGGTTCGTTGCCAACCCCCACTTACCTAAATCAGGCAGCTAAAGCCATTTCTGGCGCATAATTATCATTTGCAATTATGAATGTTGACCAATAACGCAGTCATCCGGTAAACTCCACTTCACTACAACACCTGTCGATCCTAGTTCAGCCCCATCATAAACACTCTGCGTCTGTCCTTACTTCTGGGTACCATCAGGTTCTGGTAACTACAGAGTGTTTATGGTGGAGCTGTGGGGTACTGCCCCCCAGTCCAGTATGCGTTCACGTTGCTTCAACGTTTACAGCTATATTTATACATGGTTTCTATAAGGTTGTCAAGTAAAAAGTTTACCAGCGAGTTTCCAGAGTCTTGTTCAATTCACGTTGTCCTTTGATTGCAGTAATGCAGTTCATAATTCCACGACTACGTTGAAAAGGTCTTTCATAGCTATTTTTAGTTTTCCAGGTTTTATTTTGTTCTGCTTCGTATAAAAATTCTTTATGTAATATTTTTTCCATAAGTTGTAACTCTGCATCTGTCAGGTTAGCTAGTTTGTTTGCAATCATAACGACCTCCTTGAATTGATTAAGTGTATTTACATAACTGTTACAATGTTGTACGCTAACAGGTCTATTTTCGAACAGTACGAAATGCACCCACAGGACTGTGCATAGCTGAAATCAATTCTTCCCACATCTGAGGACTTAGTGCAATAGCTTGAGGTGTAGTTGAATTATCCTCAAACTGTCTTATGTAAACGATATCATCAAAACTGTTGATGATTACATCAGCATAGTTGCCACTGTCATCTAACAATGTGATAGTAATTTCGTCAAGATCCATTTCTACTGTATACATTAAAAATTCAAATAGTTTGTTGCTTTTTGCTTGGCGCTGTTTTCAATACCATGTGACCACTGTTCTTCTGCTGTTGCACTCCACATAAAATCTTTTTGATAGTCAGCACTGACCCACATACTTTTACCGCCGGTTCTACTGCCCAGTAATTCACTTTCAAGTTGACCAGGACCCCAACTAGCACATCCAATTATAATCCTGTAGTTTTGTGGAAATTTATTTTCATTGAGCATTGTAATAATTGATTTATCTCTGGTCACACACAAATTGTCATTGATTTTTAAACTCTGTGCAAGCATTATATCGCTACTGTGTAATACAAAACATTGATTAACTTCAACAGGTCCACCGTAGTATATAGGAGCGTTTATTCCAAGCTGAATACTTTTACGCAATCTTACAGCAACTCTAGCATCTAGTTCTTTGTTTACTATCCATCCCTTTGCTCCATCTCCGTCATGATTCTCTACATAGACAACACTTTTAAAAAAGTTACTGTCTCCCAGCATAGGTAAACTAACAAGGAATTGCTGGCTCATGTTCATTGAGGATTTGATCCTTTGCCAAAATCAATATCAAAATCTATCATTCCGTGTTGGATATCAAATGCTAAAGCTCTTAGATCGTCAAGCATTACTTGACAAGCATGTGCATCGTATGTTCCTTGTACACGATATCTTTCTCTGTGTAGTGCTATAGCTTTCTCATGTAGCACTTTTGCTTTGTGATAAAATTGTTCTACGCTGTGTGACATTGTGTTCCTTTTGCAATATTGTACACGTATTTAACTCGATTGTCAATAAATACAAGTGGAGAGAAACATGGACGCAGAAATAATGAGTGCCTCAGGTGTAGGCTTGGAAATCACCAATTTATTAATGCCTTTTATAAGTGCATTATTGTTACTAGTAATAACATTATGGTTCAAAGACTTTGCAACTAAAATTGCCAAAGGTATGATGTTCAAAATGAATAGAGCTTTCAATGAAGGCGACAAAGTCATATTAGATGGCAGTGACAGCGTCATTGTTAAAATTGGACTTACTGAAACAGTGTTTGGAGTGTACGGCGAACAAGGATATACTTGGCGTTATGTACCCAATGAACGCATCCCAACATTAAAACTTGAAAAAGTTATTAACAAAGATCTCCACTTAGATTCAGATATGGAAAAAGCACAAAAGTTGCAGGCTATGATTGACCTTGCACAAGATTCAAAAATAAGTGCCAACAAAGAAGCTATCGAGGAGATCAAGAATGGCGTTAAAAAATAAGTTTAGTTATGAGAACGCACTAGAATGTGCAAATCTAAGTAACTTAGCATACCAAGAAGAAAAAACATTTAAAAAAGCTGTCTCTGCTATGGGATATAAGAACATAAGATTCTTTAATATAGATGGTGCTCAAGCATACGGTATGAGTAAAAATGATTATGTAGTGTTGGCGTTTAGAGGTACAGAACCCACACAATTTAACGATATCAAAGCGGATCTTAATGCACTGCATGTGCGCAACGAACTAGGTGAAGGCAGAGTACACAAAGGATTTAAAAGCGAAGTAGACGAACTGTGGGATCAAATTGAAGCATGGTTAGCCAAGCGCAAGTTTACACAAGTGTACACATGTGGTCACAGTTTAGGTGGTGCTATGAGTACTATTGCTTGTAGTAGATTGCCCGAGGGAACAATATGCTATAACTATGGATCGCCACGTGTTGGTACTAGAAGTTGGGTTAAAGAGTTCAACAGCAAATTTACATGTTATAGATTTGTGAATAACAACGATATTGTGCCGCGTGTTCCGCCTAGCTTTTTGTTCTATAGACATGTAGGTGAATTACACTATATCAATACATATGGCAATATTAGAAATGCTACTGCTTGGCAAAGATTTAAAGATAGATTCAGAGGATATCGTGCGGCGTTTCGTAAACGCCAATGGTTTGATAGTATCTACGATCACAGTATGCCAGGATATGTTGAACGCATCAGTAAGCACACTGACTAGCCGCCTGGTGTAAATCCTTTGGGAGAATACCAATTTTTTTGATTGTGTATTCTTCCTAGTAACTCTTGTATTTCGTGCATTTCATCTCTAAGTTTTTTTGATGTTTCTCCAGAAGCAATTGCCAGACCACGTCTGCCAGCTTTTGCTCTTAGTGCTTGTTCGATAATTTCTATATCTCTAACCTCGAGTTCAAATTTTTTGTTTGGTTTCATTTATTGTCCTTTACATTGAGATTAGAGGGACTATATTGTTCCCCATTATATCCAGGATATTGTCCATCCTCTACGCCGCTGTTACATCCAACAACGACAACCAACAAAAAGAATATGCTCCATAATGTTACTCTTTTTGTCCATACCATGAACGCTTCAAATGTGCGCTCTGCTTCTACTTGTGCGGCTGCTCTTACTTCTTCGTCTGTCATTCTGGCGTCACCCAAGGATAACAAGGTAAGATACTTTGTTTACAGTATTTGGCATTGTCTACCATTAATACTGGTATGCCTACTATAAAGAAAGCAATTATAGCAAATGCTTTGCCAAGATCTTTTGTAGTGCAATAGTTAGTTTTTTCACTCATTGAAATTTCCCTTCATGCTATACTATATAGTGGACAAGAATCAAAATTCAAGCCCACTATATACTTTTTTACATGCGCTAAAACGTAGCACTTTTAATATGTTGGATACATCTTATGTTTGAACTCACTAATCTCATCAGCTTTTTTATAGTAGCCTCTGCTTCTTAGTTCTCTAATTGCCATACAATAACTTCTGTATTCCATTGCTTTGATAAATTTTTTAAACATTATCGTTTCTCCAACATTAAACGTTTTGCTTCTTCGTGGTAACCTTCTCTCCAAAGTGCTTCAGCGGCTCTTGCTCTGCCTGCTGATTCGCCGAATGCCCATACACCCATTGCAAACGTTACTAGTGCTGTTTGCAATACTTTACATACTTTACATGTTAGTCCCCATGTATTATTTCTAATTGTTGCCGCAGTCATTATACCCATCCTTTTAAATTGTTGTTTGTTCTTGCTTTGATTTCTTCACTTGCATCTTGTAAGTTACCACGTGAGATGCTGTAAATATCACCGCGACATAAGCCAATATCAGATAAATCTGCATCACTTAATTTAGATAATTCTTTGTATGTTGCTCGTTGTCTAGCACGTATCTGTGATTTTTTTCTTAATGTTTTGATAAGATCCATAAATCCTGCAATTGCGTCTTGTATCACGCCTGATGCTGTTAAAATTGCTTGTGTCATTAGTTGTATACTCCTGCTCTCGGACCACGTCCGTTGTGTGTTTTCATGTATTCAAAGGCGTACTGCCAATCATTGCCATATTCTGTTTTTGCGTATGTAAGCATTTCTCGTTCGAACGTTGATCTGCGCCCAAACATACTCACAAGATTACTGTATAGCATCTTTGCCATTATTTTTCTCCTAATTGTTTGGATGCTTGAGGGAAGCAATACCCCGGTCTATTTCCGGCGTCACTGGTCTTTGCCGAGTGTCACTCATTTTTGAAAAGCTGAGGTCGCTTTGTTTGTACGCATTTATTTATAATTATAGTACAGCATTTCTGACCTAAAAGCTATAGCAGATTTCAAAAAGCCGTTATGCAATTACTGCATACCTATAAAAATTTATAGCATAAGTTAGAAGATATGGGGATTTTGTAATATTCTTAGCTGCGTTGAAATAGCGCAGTTATTTTAGTTTGAAGCCAATACGACCTTTTTGCCCAGTTGCAAAATAAGTCTTGTTAACCAATTGAGGCGCACCTTTAAAAACTGCTGGAAACTTAGTGTAGTATTGCATACTTACTGCGTCTCCTTGTTTAACGGCTTTGGTTACCAATTGCACATATTCATTGTTGTTGAGTACTTCCAACATAGCATTTTTAAAGTTTTCATTTGCATTTACAACAGGAATAACTGCATTCATAACGGCTGTTAGTGTGTGCCAAAATACTCTATAGTCTGGTCTTTCTTGTGTACCATTAGCAACACCTTGTTGCTGTGTCATTTGTTGTAAGCGTTCGCTTTGTAAATCGCCAATGTTTTGTGTACGCTTGTCCAAGTTTGCCATTGCTTGAATATCACTATCGTCAATGATGTTAAACATACGTGCTACTTTAAGTGGACCATTTACACTACTTTCAGTTGCTAGTAATTCAATAATCTTTGCACCTTCTGGAAAACGTTGTTCGATCTCTGGAGTCATTTGTTTGTACACACCACTTAAACTACTAGCTGCTCCGCCGCTTGTACTGATCTTACTAGAGATTTGAATACTGCGTCCATCTTGTGTCATAATAACACTGTCAATTAGTTCCATTGCAGTGTCTTGTGGAAACATTACTCTTGAACCAGCAAAGTTATTAAGACCAAACTGTTGCATCATCTTAGCAGTATCGCCAGTAACACTATTGGGTTTACTCATAAGTGCAATCGGACCTAGATACTCGCCGCCGTATTTTTGTAGTACATTATAATATTTGTCGCCGCCTGGAATAGGTTGATTTGTTCCAGCTAGTGCTTGATCAACTGCCATTTCCATAACTTCGCCCAGCTCTCCCAAGTCTTTTGAACCTGTTTTAATTTGCTGTGCTAGTTCAGTTGCACTACGATAGTTTTCATCGGGTACCAAGTCACTTGGTTTGATTGGGATACTTTCTTGTTCAGCACCTTTACTAAACTTATAACCATTAAGTGTTTTCCACATAGTGTGTACACCTTGAGGTGGAATAGCTCTGATGTATCTTACATGTGTTTGACCTTTGCCATCTTTATCACTTACTGTAGCAAGTATAGCAGCTTTGGTTCCACTATTGGGTTTGTTATCATCTATGCGTGTATTTGTGTCTGGAATAGCACTGTCTACAGCCTGCATCATTTGATCCATATCTTCATATGAGTCACCTTCAGCAGGTAGTACTGTAATATCCTGTATGGTAAGAATGTCGCTAGGATCAGTATCGCTAACGTATGTTTCTCCAGGCGCCCTTGCAGTTACACCTCTAGATTCTAATAGTTCAAATGCTCTCATACAACTATTTATTAATTTCCAGTCGTTGTACTTTCGTATGTTCGATTGAATTGATTGTGTACTCTAACAAAAGTTGTACACTTGTTGAGTTGCTTGAGTTTGTTTGCACCAACGTATGTAAGTGTACTGCGCACACCTCCCAGAACATCTTGTAGTGTTACTACAACTGGACCACGATATGGTACTAGCACTGTGCGTCCTTCACTGCTACGATAATCTTTTAAACCTTCAAAGTGTTTGTCGTTAGCAGTCTTACTGCTCATACCGTAGAACTGTACAAACTTTTTAGTTTCTATAACTTTCTCAAATCTGCCTAGTGTGCCTTGGCTCATTTCATAGTTACGTTCATTTGTTTCGTAATATTTTGTAATTACTTCACCACCGCCTTCATCGTGCCCAGCAAGCATGCCGCCAAGCATAACAAAATCTGCTCCGCCAGCAAAGGCTTTAGCGACATCTCCAGGGCAAGTACACCCACCGTCAGCAATAATGTGACCCCCAAGTCCATGTGCTGCATCAGCGCACTCGATGACCGCCGATAACTGCGGGTATCCAACACCAGTTTGTATGCGAGTAGTGCAAACAGACCCGGGACCAATGCCCACTTTAACAATATCAGCTCCATTTAGTATTAACTCCTGTGTTTGATCTGCGGTAACAACATTACCTGCAATGATTACAATGTTAGGATACAGCATTCTAAATTCAGCTACATATTCTATAAAACGTTGACTGTATCCATTTGCTACATCGATGCACACATACTTGAGCTTTTCACCAACTTGTTCATAAACTGATCTAAACTTAGTTTGGTCTTCGTCTTTGATGCCAATACTCATAGCAACATTATCTCTGCGGAATGTTTCTTCGCAGTCGAAGTAGCTAACTAATTCGTTTACACTGTATGTTTTTACTAAACAAGTGAACACTTTAAATTCAGCTAGTCTATCAGCCATTTCAAATGTGCCAACACCGTCCATGTTACTTGCCATAATAGGAATACCTTCATAATGATATTCATCAGACTCAGGCTGTGCTATATCACGATCATAGTTTGCAAATTGAAACTTGCGTTCCATTCGTACTTCTTTGCGTGAGCCCAAGGTGCTACGCTTTGGACGAATCAGCACATCACTGTAGTCCAACTTAACTTCATCTTCAATTCTCATGATTTACCTCTATAGTTCTTCAATGTCAAGTGTTAGTGGATAACCTGCTTGTCTACTAACCAAAATGCTTTCATGTACTTTTTGTTCTGCTACTTCATAATAATACACACCAGCTACACCCTTGCCTTCGTTGTGTATAGCCATTGTGATGCCTTCTGCACTTTGTTGTGTGTGCATGAATATATTTTTAAGTAGCTCTATTACAAATTCCATTGGTGTTGTATCATCATTGTAAACTATAACTTGATACTGTTTGGGTTTTGCAATGTCTAACTCGTTTGTGGTTTTATCTTCGAGTTGTGTATCCATATCAATATTTACCGTAAATCGTGGGAGGATTTCTCCCCCCACTTTATTTTACTTAATTTTAATTGTACGTGGTTTCTTTTCTTCAGGAACAATACGCTCTAGTTCAACATAAAGCATACCATTTTCCATTCTTGATCCATTTACAACAATGTCATCACTCAGTGTAAAATTACGCTTGAACTTACGCTGACTGATGCCTTTGTGAATCCATTGCCAACCTTCTGGCTCTACTTCGCCTTCTGGATTGTGTTCAATTGTAAGCACACCTTCTGCTACAGTAATTTCCAAATCTTCTTTGGCAATGCCTGCTAGTGCGATTTCAATTTGAAACTTGTCTCCATCTCTTACTATATTGTAAGGTGGATACCCTGTGCTATTGGCATTGTGTTGTACATACTTGAACATGTCGTCAAATACTCTGTCAAAGCCTACAGCATAAGGAGTGAGTTTGTTAATATCTAAAGTTGTCAATCTATTCATCATCACTCTCCTTATACTTTCAATGCCGCTGTGTAAGCAGAGGTCATTGTTTCTGTTGCATCGGCCCAAGTTTTAGCAAACGCTGTGTTTGCATCAGCCATAGCTCGTACAGGTTTTGTGTACTGCTCGCTTGGATCAATTGTGTTTAGGAAAGTTTTTGTTTGTGTGTGGATTTGGTCCACAAGTCCATTAATATAATTTGCTTGCATAGTAATCTCCTTTTAAAGCAAGATTGATTTAGTAGACCCTATTGGCATCTACATGTTTATTTATCTAGGGACTAACCGTAGTCCCTAACGTGCGTATTACGGCGCAACCCATCTCTGTTTGTGTATTTCTAATTATCCCACTATAGTTCTTGTCTAATGGGTTTCCTTTCTTGTTACAGTTCGGATTAAAGTAACAACACAGTTACTTTGAAATACACACTCACTTGTTGCCTTTCGAGCTCTTGTCCTATGCACAGGAAAGTAGGTGCATCTACTCTGGTGTGTATATCAAAACACTATGTTAATATGGATAGGAGGGACTCGAGAATACCCTCAACCCAGGTTTACAGTCTCGCTGTCATATACCCAGGAGCCTAGCATCGTACAGTTACGTTCGAAGTCGCATCTTCATGTCTCCATGCTCATGCGCTGCCACTACAGCTACTAGCCAAGTTCGGGGCCTGTCTACCCCTCTTCCTTGCACTATCTAACTCAGACCGTCGTCTTTGTTATGTACTTAATATAGTATAGGTTAACCACAATGTCAACCTTTTATTGCCATTTTTCTTTATTTTTTTCTTGTTCTTTTAACCAACGCTTACGTGCTTGTGCTTTGGCACGTTTCTTTACTGCACTGGGCTTTTCATAAAAGTCTTTTTTACGCATGTCTTTTGCCATGCCTTCGTTGTTGCATAGCTTCTTGAGCTTGCGTATTGCACGACTTACATCGTTGTTTCTTACTTCGACATACAAGCCTCGCTTGTTTACTTCGTCTCTATCTTTATATCTGTCTCTATTCATTCTTTCCTCGTCAATACGCCAATCATTCGATTACCGTTTATAGATGGTTTGGCATCCCAATCACAGTTTTGGATACATTGTATAATACGATCCATTATACCAAAACCTTGTTGCTTATTGGCATTTTCTCTGCCTTTAAATCGTATAACACACTTTACCTTGTTACCTTTGTCTAAGAACTTAATAATATTTTTAAGTTTAGTATCAAAGTCGTGATCACCGATACCTAATCTGAATTGCATCTCTTTGATTACAATTTTACTTTCTCGTTGCTTTTTTGCGGCTTCTTTTTGTTTACGTTTTTGTTCGTAGAAATATTTACCAGCATCGAGTAATTTTGCAATTGGTGGATCACTTTTTTCGTTGATCACTACCAAATCTACTTGTTGTCTTTTAGCCAAGTCAAGTGCTTCATTTTTATACATAACACCTGATTGTCCTTGTTCACCAACCACACGCAATTGTCTGTATGTGATTGATTCGTTAACCTGCTTTATAGCAGTGTTGTTCTTCTTAAAGTTCTTCAAGAGTATTCAACATCATTTCTGCGTATTCTCCTATATTATCATATACGTTTACTTCAGGTATTGTATTCAACAAACGCACCACGCTCTTGCGTTTATTCTTTTCACTGAAATAAACAGTTCCTTTTTTCTTAACCATAAATGCACAAACCAAGCCCAGCTCTGTAATATTATCTAAATCAACATAGATAGTATCACTGAATCTCATCATACTCATTACCCATGCACAGTTAGCATCATCTATTGCACCGTCTGGATGGTACAATGTAATAGGTACAGTCTTAAATATGTTTTCATAAAGAGCTTCTAAGTCTAATACAAATTCTGTGTTACTACTTAGCACAGTAATCACAGGGCCATTGTCGGGTAATAACATGTCAGGCGGTGTTACTGTATATATAGGGTTTTCCCTCATAGGGCTATATTATTCCTTTTTTATCTTTATGCTCTTAATAGTTTTACCAGTACCAGCTAAACGTCCGTCTGACGAATATAATTTTATATTACGTCTTTGACTCAGCTCTTGCGCACTAAGTTCGCTATCGTCTCTATTATCAGTATACGGGTCGTATGGGATATTGTCAACCTCTTTTTCAAGTTCTTTGGCAACTTGCTCGAGTACATCAGGTTCTGCTTTATCTAAGAGAACGGCCAATTCGTCTTCTTTGCTGTTAACATTTGATCCTTGAGCTTCCTCCACTGTCTCCCGTTGTGAAACATTAGATTCATTGCTGGCTTCTCCATCTCGTTCATTATTTGCCACATCATCTCTTTGTAGGTCTTCTTGTACTGTGTCCCCAGAATTTCGTCTATCATTTGTAGGTTCTGGAGGTGTAGGTTCATTATCATGTGCATTTTTTTCATTCCTTCGCCATTCAAATGTGTACTGTGCGGCAATCAATAACATAACCGCTAGTGGATCAAATACAAATATGATTGTAATAATAACCCAGCGTACTGCTTGTTCTAATATATCTTTGTCTGCATCGTCGTATATGAATTCAGCAATGTACTTGATAGGCCCCACTTCTGCTTCTAATTTACGATACTCTGCTTCAATTGCATATTTTTCTTCTGTCATATTATCTATTAGATTATTTGCATTAACAATACGTTGTTGCTGATCATCTATAATAGCATCAACATCTGCGCCGCCATCTACTCTAATACGGTCTCTTAGACGCTGTATGAGATCATTACTTGCGGCTATTTGTGCATCAGCACCTTCACGTAATTGTTTTATAGTATCTCTAGCGGCATTAATACGGGGATCATCTGCTTGTCTAAGTTTTGTAATTTGATCTTGGGCAACTTGTCTAGCACTTCTATTAGCAGGAATATCTGTGTTTAACACTGCATCAATTTTTGTTTGTATACTTTCTTTACTTTGTTTTGCGACATCAATAGCACCTGCACGTACTGTATCGATTGCTTCCAGTAACCCTTGTTTGCGATCTTGTATTGCAGTTGTTTGATTGCCACGCAAGTCTTTGACCAAGTCTGTTAAACGTGTGCGCTCTGTTTCAACTACACTTTGTGCTTGAGTTCTCAATTGTGTTTCTTGTGCTTGAAGATCTGAAATACGTTGCTGTTGTGCCTCTACCCAAGTTGTTAATGCTCGTCGGGTATTGCCTCCAAATAGTCCATCACTAGTAACACCTATAACAGCCTGTCCTTCTTGTATCTTAGCACGTTCTGTACTTTGCAGTTTATTTGTAGTAACAACAATTGATTGTTCTATGTTTGCAATTTGTTTTTGTAAACTTTCTACTGCGCTGTTGTCTGCTTCTACTGCACTAATACGTGCTTCGTATTCATTTGCTTGTGTGTTTATGCGATCCAAGTCTGCATCTAACTGTGCAATCTGATCCAAGTAAGGTTGTACTTGTTGTTCAATACTTGCAACAGTTGTGTTGGCAAGATCCGATCTCAATTCGGATACCAAGTTATTCAAACGTTGTAGCTCTTTGTCTAACGCTGTAATTTCGTCTTCATACACAGCAACTCTGCTGTCCATAGTATCAAGTTGTGTTTGAATAATAGTGTTTTGTTCTGCAATAGCAGGTTCTATTCTTGTGTATGCACTGTCAATACGTGTTTGTTCTTTGTCTATCTGTGCTTGGATGTCCTCATTGAGGTTACCTGTACTGCTTTCTGCTTTGGCAATTTTTTGTTCAGCTCTAACAATAATACTTTCTTGTCTAGCTATTTCTGTTTCAAGTCTTGCTACTTGTTCTACAGTCTCCATACTTGCTGTGGTTTGTTCGATGTGTGCTTTTGATAAGAAACCAAATATACCCATACTAGTAATAAACATAAGAACCACAACTGCGATACTGAGATAAAATTTCATCCACCAAGCAGCTCTATCCCAGAAGCGATGAAGCCAAACTGCGGTGACAAGTTTACCAACTTCTAACACTCCGCCCATAATAATAATTGGAACTGCGGCGGCGGCAAAAATAGCAACCAATCCAGCTACACTGTAATAGATTGCAACGGCACTGATGCACAGTGCGATTAGCATTGTTAATATTCCAAATATCATAATTTACTCTCCAAACTTTTTGGCATACCCATCGTCAATCATTCTAGCATTGACGTCGACTTTGCCACCTATGGAGTCAATGGTGTAAACTTTACCCATTGTTCTTCCGGCTTTGCCTCTTTTGTTCATTATTGTTTCACAGAAAAATTGCTGACCTAACAAATCTGTAAGTTTTATTTTAGCTGACATTGCACTATTTTTTTCTGCTTCGTCCGCACTTCTGATATCATGTACATGTACGCCGTATAATTTAATTCTTTGTCTTATAGTAACATTAAAACCCAAGTCGATGATTGCATCAACTGTGTTTCCGTCTATCACTCTTATTGTGTTGCATTGATACGTATACATATGCAAAATCCTTTATCTTTATACTATTTATCGGATTTTGCTTGGACAGCCATCCATTGTTGGGCTATTCTGTTGTTGGGAATAGTTTTTGACCATGCACCTATCTGTTTAAATGCACTTGTTAAATCACGTTGGACATCAGAACCTTCGCTGTTGTCAATAATAAACATATCTTCTTTAAAATATCTTTGGAACTTTCCAATATTATTTTGTACTTGACTCCACATCTTAGACACTACATCTTCTGGCAAAGTGCGATCTCTAAGTTTATTACGCTGTTGTGCAGTTTCTAAGTCAGTGTTGACGAATACCATTGCAGTTTCGTAACCTAACCGACGGAGTTTTTCACTCATCATTACGATTTTTTCGTAGTCTTTACCAGTGCCATCCATTACTAATCCAAGTCTACCTGTATCAGTATAGATTTCCTGTCTTTTTCTAGTAATATTTTTAGCTTTATCTCTTACGTCCTGACCTTGTGGACTGTAGATAGTATCTGGGTCTGCTTTCATACCCATCTTTGCTAGCATCTTTTCAAATGCTGTGTCGCTATTAACGATTTTAAATCCCATGCTTTCGAAACCGCTATTCTTTACAACAAAACTTTTTCCACTGCCAGGGCCTCCAGCAGTGAATATTGCTTTAAAAATAGCGGGGTCGTTAGGACCCTCGCTAATAGTTTTCGTTATGATTTCGTTTACTAACATGCATTTATTTATGCTAGTCCCAACGATAAAAGATATGACTTCCTATTCTACCAATATGATTCATACTACTGTCTGTAGACCAATAAGGCTTTACATAGCTAGCATGATAGTGTGTTGCACCTTCAGTAATGCCTCGATACTTGTTTGCAAATAGAATACTACCTGCTACATACTGTGCATTAGCCCATCCTGTTTCGTCACCTGGAACGTCTGGTTTCCCGTCACAATACCAACTAAATTGACAAGCATCTCGAACCATCACCATACGTTCAGGATCTTTCCAACTGGGTTTTTTCTTTCCTTGATATACTACATCACAAATAGTGTTTGGGTATCTTGCATCACGTACTCTGTTTAATACAACATCTGCAACTGCGTATTGTCCTGCTAGATTATCGCTTCGTGATTCGTAATACACATTTAGTGCCAAACAATGTGCTTGTGGGTTGTCGATTAGATCAGGATAGATTGTAGGCGTTTGCTCATTTTCAATTACACTTGCAACAAGTGCTTCAATCATCTCAGGTGGAACAATTGCTGTTTCACTTTTTGCCGCTGTTGCTGAATACGAATACGCAATTAGCCCAATGGCCACTGCTCCGTTCAATGTCATACTCAATGCGGAGGTAACAAATTTTAACATACTCTGCCTCTTTGGTTATGTTATTTACAGTTCACCAAGACTTAGTTGTTCTCTGATTTTACCATTTTCATCAATCAGCTGAACACGACCGTCTTTGATTTTACCACGTGGCATCAAGTATTGTTTTTGTTTTATTTGACTGTTCATGTGTTTGACTGCTTGTCTTTTGTCACTGAACAAGTCGTAATTTTTTGTTTGGATGCCACCATGATTATTATAAAACACAGTTTCAACTTCGTAGGTACTCATTGTATTACGCTCCTTTGTATACAATATAGTACACCCTGTGTTATATGTCAAGTTCAAACTGATAGCCAGGAGCTTGTTTTTCAAACTCTTCAACTATTGCTTTCTTTGTTGCAATCATGTTTTCTAGCGAGTATATTGCCATTCGCTTTTCATCACTAGCACCTTCTGTTAGGTTGATGATTGCATTTTCAAGTGTTTCGATATCTTGAAGTTCTTGTACCATATTTGGTCTCCTAGTTTAAATCACACTGCCAATAAGAACCATCATACTCAGCACGTAATGCGCCAAGTGGATAATCCTCATGCTCAAACAGTATATAAGGTTTTCCATAAAAGTCAATCTTTTGCGTTACAACATTGACTTCGCTAATATCTATAGTACGCTCGCCGGGTACAGCTGAATTAAAAATCCGTATCAAACCATTGCTCCTTCAATTTCATTAGCGGCTTCATCAAACCAAGCAGTGTATTGCTCTCCATCAAGAACAACGCTCCAACACATATACATGTCACTGTCAACAAAGTTCCAGTTGATGCTTCCATCTTCGTTGAGATTATCTGTCATCTCAACAGTTGCGATCATATCTGTTTTAAAACGGTTGTACATTTCATCTTGCTCTTTAAGAGCATTGTACAAACTTTCAGGAATAACACTGTAACCAAGTTTTCTGTTGTGTGCTACATACGCTTGGTAAGTATTATGATCAGTTGCTTGCATGTTTGTCTCCGTTTTATCTAACTTATACATATACAATAACACCAAGACGTCTTATTGTCAAGAAAAAAGTGCAAGAAAGAATCCTTGCACTTCAATGGTTTACAACTTTTTTTAAGAAAAATCAATATCTGGATATTTTTCTTTTAGCTTGGCACGATCATATGCGCCACTAATCATAATGAACATACTGCCCAATACCAAGTAGCTAATCATGCCAGCAAAGAAGCCACTATCACCTTCCCAACCAATTGCATACATCCAAAATGCAATGCATGCTACTAAACCTGTAGCACTGATTGCAATTATTTTTGCGGCACCAAGTGCCATTTTTCCAGCTTCGATTGCTGTAGTTTTATAAAGTGTTTTACTCATTTCAGGTTCCTTTCTTAGAGTAATTGGACTAAGTGTCCGGTTAGTTCCTCCCAAATTCGCCCGTATTATACTGCCTCGAAGCCGCACATTGCGACCTTATATTTTTTATTGCCAATCAACATTTGGTCCCCCATTGATGTTGACCGGAGACCCATTCCACCTTCGTGCAATGGTGCCATTACTGTTACATTAGGATTGTAGTCACCGTTTGGTTCTCCGTTTGAGAACGTTTCTTCTTTGATTGACCAACTACCCATTACGTTGTTAGTCCAACGATATGCATACTCAAGTGCATCATTGGTTTCAGTTCCGTCAGGAACATCAACAAATGCCACTGTGTTAGGTGTATCTTCGAACGCTGTGTGTATAACTGCTACTTGCATATCTAAGTCCTCTCTTTTTATAACTGTTCACATACTGCATGACCTTCTGACAGGTCAACTACAACAACAGTTTCCTGCACAGGGTACTGCGTGATAAAATCTGACGCTGCTTGAAAGCTGGTGAAAAAGAATGACTGTTGACGGTCAAAATCTACTACTGCAAACATAAGTAACTCCTTTGTCTAACTTACATATACATATTACAGTCAAGACGTCTTACTGTCAACCTTTTTCTGCATCTTTATTCGAAAATTTTTGGATCAAATTCTACAGTGACAGTTGTGTTCTCTGTATCGTTCCACATCTTAATATCTTGCATTAGTTTGTCTAAGGATTCATCAGTCCAGTTGTGTTCTATGTCAACTTCTGTGTTAATGAATCCTTGAAAGTTTTTCCAAGCATAATAATTTTGTACCTCTACATAATCGCAAGGATCATATCCTTCATGTATGATATCTTTGATTAATGCAGTATCTTTGAATCCGCTTTTGCGTTTTGCACGTTCGACTTTGAAGTCGATTATATCCGCCATTAATCACACTCCGGAAACTTGTGTCTTACTATTTGTTCAATTGGTTGGAAATGCCCATTCATATTTTCTGCAATGTATACTTTAGGTTCTTCTGTTCCCCAACGGAAAATAGCACCCTTAGCCATGTTAAATATTTCACGTTTATTGCTGTTAATAATGGTATCTTTTGGATCATCGTCTCCCACTTCATCCAAATATCTTAGTGCATAAGTCGCAATGTCTTCTACACTTAGTGGGACTTCTACTTTTGCGAGTATTCTTCTTCCATTGCCAGTGTCTTTTGACCTCATTTTTTTAGCCTCTCTTTGCCTATGTTAGTTCTATTATGTGCCATGACATCTTTCCATTCATTCTTACTATAGTAAGAGTTTATGGCAAGACGACTTGATTGTCAAGAAAAAAGATGCAAAAAAGACAAATTAATTCTTGACATAGTATTTATACTTCAACTTTGGTAAATCTTAGCTTCCAATCAACAGTTTTACCTGCTGTACCTTTTACTCTAATACTGAAACTGCCGCCAACCACTTCTGCCGTAACGTTCCATCCTGAATAACTCAGTGTCCAGTTTGTTGAATCTTGATCAGGAGGTAAGTTACTGCTAAGAGCTCCTCCTGTGATATTGTTGTTGGCTGTGTATACGTTCAAGTCATATTCAACTACATCGCTTGAATTATAACTTGCCATTGGATCCCAGGGTGTTTGTGCTAGGTCTGCTGTTCCTGAACGTACATAATCAACTTTATTGTTAGTGCCAACTATTGATTGTGATCCAGCAACATTTGTTACTACACCTTCAATTTTAAATGCTTGCTTTTCTCCACTTGTAGCAACACCAATTGCACGTATGTCAAAGAACCAAGTTTTTCCATTTGCTGGAGAAATAGTGCCGCCATGAAAATTAACAGCAACCGCAGTGCCGTCTGTTGTCTGTACAGCATCACTTTTGCGTACATCAGGATCTCCGCTTAGATCAACTGTGTCTGTATTTTGTGTAATCGTAACACTACTATCTGTGCTAGTGAGTGTTCTAAATGCAAAGTTATTTGCATTTCTTGTTTTAAATATTTGACCACCACTGCCTACATTACTCGATGTTATTGTATCAGTTACTTGTATTTCTGTGCCACTACTGGTAAGTGCAATACCTCCAGCTGATGTAATTGTTCTAAACTGTAGTTCTGTACCGTTAAGTTGTTTGAATACTTGTTGTCCACTACCTAAATTAAGTGCAGTTTGTATACTAAAGTTTATTGAATTAGGGCCAATTACTTTCCAAGTACCTGTATCACCAAAGTAACCTTCGATAACATGTGTGTCAGTGTTATAACGTATTTCGCCTACTTCAGTATTAGGTCTTTGACTAGTGTTTCCAGCTGGTATCTTAATAGCCGCAGTGCCTGGAAATCTTGTGTTTGGTTGTAGGTCAATTTGAATATCACCACCTGCGCCGTCACCATTTGTAACTTGTATTTGACCAGCGCCGCCAACAACACTTCTAGCTCTACTAACGCCTGCATCTTTTACAACAAGTCCGTTTCCTGATTCTACATTCAGATTATTAAGAAAGTCAAACAGTGTACTTGTGGCTTGTTGAAAATCATTGATAGTTCCTGTACTAAACTGATTTGTATCTTTTCTAGTGAATATGGTTAAGATATCACTGCGTACTACAATATCATTTGTTGCGGCATTTACACTAAGCATTGCACTTTCGCTGCCTACAACAAACAGTGTGTTTCCACTGTTGTTAAAATTGTTGATTACAGTTGTATCGCCTGCACCTCCGCTACTAGCAATATTACTAGAATCTGTTACAAGTCCGCCTGCATTATATCCAGGACTGTTTGGCACAGTAGGAGTTGAACCTTCACTTGATGTTGTTTCTCTTTGTGCAAAGTTGCTGGTATATCCGATAATATTGCCACAGTAATCGTACACAGGTGTTTGATTGTCTACTGTAGGATTGGGATTATCATCACGCTGTATAATTTCAAGTAAGCTATCTTCAAGTAACAAGTGGAATATATTCGGATACTCTATCACTTCTCCTTGCAGTATACGGTCACCGTTTGAATCATATTGATGTCCTGTACCTGTGGTACCTGTGCCAGACCCCAAACTGTACTGTACAGGATATGCACCCAATCTATCATATAAACTTTTAAGTTGACTTACAAGTCTTGCATTACCGCTAACTCCGCCTGTGTTTGAATTGTGTAGAACACCAATTTGTGTATTACATCCAGAGTCTGGTGTTGCAAATTGACTACCGCCTTGTGCATAACTGCCGTTGATGTTGTTTTCAAAGTTTATAAGATTGGTAATGCCGCCTGTAACATTAGAAATGTCAGCTCTTATACTGTCAATAACACTTTGTCCAAGATTTCCTGCATTAATGTCGTTGATGTTATTTGCAATAGTACCAAGTATTCCGCCATTAAACACACTTGCATTAAAGCCACTTGGGCCAATACATGCACACACATTCTCAGGAGCAATACCGCCGATTTGGTCAATGATGTCTTTACCAGCACCAAGGAAACTACCCATAGCACGTTCTAGCATGTTTGGAATAGCAATTGGATTTACAGGTGTTGCACAGAAGTTGATCAAGTTTGCAACGTTTTGTGCTTCTGCTAGTACACCATTTAGACGTCCTAGTACACTGTCCAATTTGGTGTGATCCATAAATTGTTCAACACTGCCTACTAGCTCTGTCAGAGCATCGTGTAGTTCGCTTTGCAATCCTGGAATACCCAACAATGCATTGATATTAGCATGCATACACAATTGTACGTTTGGTAATTTAAGTCCATTACCACTGAGCATACCGCAAAGAAGTTCTCTGAGTGTAAAACTATATTCAGCACTAGCAACAACTTTGAGTGAATCTGTTCCACTGCCAGTTGTACCGCTGATATGATGCCGTGCATCTAAGTATTCATTAAGGTCATTTAGACCATTTGGAAAATCTTTAAAACTCATTGTGGACCGCTCGCTGGACTATAGCCGCCTGCTCTAACATCAGGACTTGCACTTGTTGCACTAGGTGAACAATGATTGCCGCCTGGAATAGGACAGAGATTATCAGCACTTGCACTATCACCATTTAGTATCACAGGAATACTGTTTGCTCTGACATGTCCTACTGTTACGCTTGCTTTTAAATTGCCGCCGCCATGTGTGTTTGGATCGTTGTCCACACTTATGGGTCTACCGTTTACACGAACATCTGTTACTCGTGTTATTGTAGTTGCGCCGCAACTTCTAGTATCGCCCTGTCTGTGTACAAATGATGCCATACAACTATTTATAGTTGCAGTGAACTAGCCGGTGCAATGCCTGTTGTACTTTGCATATATGCGTCTCCCAAACCTTTGTTTGGTTTGTTTGTAGCAATTACATGTGTTTTGTGAATCTGTACTGGATCACTACTTGCTGTGTCGATACTCATAAGCCACGGAATAAGCATAGCTTGTCCGTTTTGCGGGTTAAGTGTAATTACACAAGGCTTTACAACTTTGATAGCATCTGCATCGCTACTGTCGAAACGTGCAACTAACTCCTCGCCTGTGCTTAATTTGATACTAACTGTATCACCTTTTTTATAATTGGATATCACCAACATCTATAATTTCTCCTATGAGTTTTTTAACTTGATTTGGATCCATACGAACAAGTGCTTGCCCTCCGCCAGAAACTAAGAGTTTTCCGTTATGATATATTTGAGGCATAGTTCTATGCCCTTCATTGATCAAAAACTCTCTAGCTTCTGTATTGGTATCCACTCGTATTTCTTCGTATTGTATATTATTGTTTTTCAAATAAGTTTTTGCCATGTCACAATAAGGACACAGTGGTTTACTGTAAAGTGTTATCAAAGTTTCATTCCTTGGAATGTGCTTCCGTTCACATCCTGTTTTGTACCGCCAATAACATAACTACTAATTTCTGTTTCTTGTGGTGCTACTTGTACTTCTGCACCTGCAATCCACTTTTGTGTCCATGGCAGAGGATTACTACCGCCTTTGTACGGGCTAGGTAGTCCTGCCGCTATCATACGTTTGTTAGCAGTCCATTCTACATATTCATGCAACAATTGTGCATTTAGCCCAATCATCGATCCGTCTTTAAACAAATAATCAGCCCATGCTTTTTCTTGATCCACTGCATCCACAAATAGTTGTACCATTTCGTCCTGAGTTTCTTCTTGGATACGTGCAAAGTCAGGATCATCTTTGGGCATCAGTTTAAGTAACGTTTGGGTACTACCTAAGTGTACATTCTCATCTCTACAAATAAGTTTAATAATCTTAGCATTGCCTTCCATCTTTTTAAGTTCAGCAAATGCCCAGCTACATGCGAACGACACGTAAAAGCGAACGCCTTCTAGAATGTTTACACTCATCATAGCTTTCCAGATTAGTTTTTTAAGTTCATATTTGTCCACTACAACATTACGTGCTTTACGATTAGAAACAATTTGGTGTGTGCCTTCTCCGAGAAGATTATACCACATGCCCATTTCAATAAGGTCGTCATAGTGCTTACTAATATCAGTTGCACAATCCATAATCTCTGCAATGTCCATCATTTCGTCAAACACAATACTTGGATTGCTGTAGATGTTACGGATAATATGTGTGTAACTGCGACTGTGGATAGTTTCATTAAACGTCCACGTTGTTACCCAGTTTTCAAGTTCAGGTAAACTTACTAGTGGATTAAAACTATCAGCTGGCGCACGACCTTGTACACTGTCCAACAAGATTTGTCTTTTGAGATTACTTGTAAAGATGTGTTTCTCATGTTCAGTCAATTGTTTAAAGTCTGCACTATCTTTTAGTACATCAACTTCTTCCGGACGCCAGAAGAATCCTAGTTGTTTGTCTGTTAATTTGTCAAACTGTTTATATTTTAATGCATCGTAACGCTGGATGTCGACGCCGCCATTAGGGTCTAAAAACATCAAACTTTCGAGATGCTTGTTTCGTTGTTGTTCATTTAATACGCTCATATTATTTCCTTAAATTGTGCAGCTGTCGCAGGCTTCTTCATCTTCAATTTGATATTCATCATCGATCTCTATATTAGCAGGTTCGTTAAGTTTGTCAATATCTATTTCGCCTTGACCATCATATGTGTTGAAATAGTATAATTGCTTGCCGCCGTATTTGTAAAAGATCATTAAATGTCTAAGCATTTCACTCATGCTGATCTTTTCATCTTCATAGAACACAGGATTGTAACTTGTGTTTACACTGATACCTTGGTCAATATACTTTTGTAGTATAGCCATAATAGTCATATAGCCTTCTGGACTACGCTGATCCCACAACAGCTCATACTTGTTTTTAAGATGATGGATGCCAGGCACAACTTGTTTTAGTATGCCGTGTTTACTTTGTTTAACACTTACCAAACTACGTGGTGGCTCAATACCGTTTGTAGCATTTGAAATCTGTGCTGATGTTTCAGCAGGCATAAGAGCCATTAGTGTACTGTTACGAATACCTGTAGCTTTGAGTTGTTCTCTTAGCTCTCTCCAAGGCATACGCTCTTTGTGTGGTACTAGTTCATCTACATCTGTTTTGTATGTTTGGTTAGGTGTAATACCATCACTATACTTTGTTTCATTGTTCCACAAGCATGCACCTTGCTCTACTGCTAGGTCTGCACTTGCTTTGATTAGATAGTAACTCCAAGCCTCAGCAAATGTATCAATCATTTCTAAGTCTGGATTGCTGTATGTCATGCCATTCTTGGCCATCCAATACGCAAGGTTAATAATACCTACACCCAGTGGACGTCTGCCTGCTGTAGCACGTTCTGCCGCTTTGACTGGATAGTTTTGATAGCTGAGTAGTGCATCAAGTCCACGTACTGCTAGCTCACATGGCTTTGCAAAGTCTTCTGGTTTTTTGATGTTACCCCAATTAATAGCACTCAGTGTACACAGTGCAATCTCACCTTCGTCATCGTTAAAATCAGTTAACGGTTTTGTAGGCAAATCGATCTCTGCACATAGGTTACTTTGTCTGATTGGTGCTAGGTCTGGTTTAAATGAACCGTGTTCATTTGCATTATCTACATTCTGTAAGTAAATGCGTCCTGTATTTTTACGCTCTTCCATAAATTGACTAAACAATTCAGTTGCACTAATAGTTTTCTTGCGTAGTTTTGTATTACGTTCTGCACGTTCGTATAGTTCTCTAAACTTGTCTTGATCTGCAAAAAATGCTTCGTATAGACCTGGAACATCACTTGGGCTGAACAATGTAATTTGTCCGTTACTAATTAATCTTTCATAAAACAACTTGTTGAATTGAACACCATAGTCCATTTGACGTACACGATTCTCTTCTGTACCTTTGTTGTTTTTGAGTACTAGCAGATCTTCAACTTCATAATGCCAAATTGGATAGTACAGTGTGGCGGCTCCGTTGCGCACACCTCCTTGGCTACAGCTTCTTGTGGCGCTTTGGAACATTTTATAGAACGGAATAACTCCTGTATGGTAAGCGTCTCCTTTGCGGATTGGGCTACCGAGTGCTCTAATACTTCCTGCTCCGATGCCAATGCCTGCCTTTTGACTAACATACTTAACAATGCTGCTAGTAGTAGCGTTAATGCTATCCAAGCTGTCATCACTTTCAATGAGTACACAACTGCTGAACTGTCGCTGAGGTGTCCTAACACCTGCCATAACAGGAGTAGGCAAACTGATATAAAAATTGCTAACTGCATCATAATATTCCTTTACCCAACGCATACGTGTTTCTTTTGGATAATCTGCAAATAATGTTGCTGCAATTAACATGTATGCTACTTGCGGTGTTTCTTTAATTTCATTTGTTACACGATTTTGTACAAGATATTTGCCACGGAATTGTTCCATAGCGGCATATGTAAAGTTTTCATCTCTGTCATGCTTTACAAAGTTGTTTAATTCGTTCCATTCTTCTTGTGTGTAATCTTCTAATAGTGCAGGATCATACCATCCTTCTTCTACATTGCGTCTCACAATGTCTAGCAATGGCCATGGGTCATAGTCGCCGTAAACCATTTTGCGAAGGTGATACACAATAAGACGACCTGCAACCCACTGATAGTTTGGTGTTTCTTCGCTGATTAAATCAGCCGCACTTTTGATAAGCGTTTCTTGAATCTCACTACTGGTGATACCATTATAAAATTGTAAACTACTTTTAATCTCTACTTCACTCGGGCTTACGCCATTAATGTCACTGCATGCATGAAACACTACTTTGTGTAACTTTTCTAAATCTAATGTATCTTTACCACCACTTCGTTTGATTACTTGAATTTCGCTCATCGTTGTTTTTCCTTTGTCTATCTTGTACTTATTGTTCTGTCAATATCGGTTATGTGTTGTGTTTTATCACATCTGCAATTTTCTTTTGATAAGTTATTGCCATATCCTTGGTTGGTAATTTACTTATCGCTCCATGTTCGAAGTTAAGCAGATACTTATTGTCAATATGCACACATAATCTTTGTATACTTTTTTTTCTGTCAACGATGTACAACAGTTCGTTGGGTATCGTTTCATTTGCATAATAGATAGTGTAACTCATACCTAATGCTAGGCTGTTGTCACAAAAATCTCCGCTGTGCAACATTTCCCAAGGTGTGGGCCATGTGCTACTGTTAACTGGATCGATAGTCCAACTGCTGATTGGTGCCATCTTCCACCACTGAACAACCGTTTCACAGACATCATATGTGTTGTTTGTGTTTAACGCTTGCCTAAATATTCGCCATTTGCTCAGCCGAGTGCTAGGAGCCTCAAACCAAGCTGTGTGTATTAATTGCTGTTCCAAAGTTGATATGTATATTTGAATTTAGAAATTTTATTGTCGCTGTCTGTGTACTGTAGTTTCATAGTATTTGCAGTTGCAATGTCAACATTAAACACTATGCCAACTGCAGCAGTTTGTGTAAATTGATCATCTATTGTACTTGTTGACGCACTAGTATCAGTAGCAAAACGCAACTGTCCGACTCTTACACCGCTTGTGCTTTCTAATGTGTAGTCCATAACTACAATATTGTACAATGTTGTGTCTACACTGAATCCAGTATCGGCTGTTGATCCTGCGGCAGGTAGTTCAATTGCACTTGGTAATGTAGAGTCAGTAACAATGCCAATCTCACTGTTGAAACTTACAGTAATTGCACCAGTTGGAGCACTTGCAAATGTGAGTGTTGTGCCTTGCAGTGTATAATCTGCGGCAGCAACAGCGGTTCCAGCTGCAAATACAGTAATAATATTAGGTTTGCTCAATGTAACAGGCACTGTGAACTGTGTTAGTACACCATTACCTGTACCAATGTTTACAGTGTCGTTGCCAATAAACAAACGTCTTTGGTCTTTAGCGTATCCAATCTCGCCTGGATCTAATACTGGCAAGTCTGCAAAATTGCCCTGCCTTACTTGAATTTTACTAGTTCTTGTATCTGCCATCTCGTGCTCCTGATACAGTATTTATGACAAGTTGTAGAACTCTGCTACCCTGTTTGCCCATTTTTCTTCCCATTGTTTAAATTCCTCTGGTCCCACTTCCCATAGTTGCCAATCACAATCTCTACTACACATAAAGATGGCCGCATGTTCAATCTTAGTTTCAAACACTTCGTTGTGTGCCATACCATAAGCCGCAGCTTGCATAAAGTAATCATCAATCCACTCACGCTTCTTGGGCTTGTTGGTTTGTTTGAAGTCCATAATAGTTGGACGCCCTTTGTACACACCAACTAAGTCAGTGGTGCCAGCATACAAACCTGGATAACACAAGTTTACTTCACTGCCCCAAACTTCGTCAATGTCAGCTTCAACGTTTTTAATAACGGTCTCTGCCATCATCTTAGCTTGTAGCAAGTTCTTGCCTGTGTACTCTTGATTGAGACTCCATGCTTCTAATATTTCATGCATAACTGTACCAACACTAGCGGCTTCAGTTACAATCTCTTGTGCTTTCTTTTCACCTACCCGCTTTTTCCAAGCATTTAAGTGTGTCATGTCCTTGGTCTTGCTGAGAATAGTTGTTACACTAGGCACAGGTTCGCCATAAGGATTTTCGTATAAACGCTTACCGTTTACACTTTTTCGTTTAAATTCTTTATACGGGTAGGGTGAAGTAATATTTAACATACTGTACTATAGCATGTCCGTATATTACTTGTCAATAACTAATGACCCATTTAAGTGTCTTTCCTGTAGAAGTATTTTTAAGACGCTCAATGGTATATCCTAAGTTTTGGAAATATTTTATAACTTGATTCATTTGATCTGTTTTTGCACGATCACTTGCAGTTCCTTGCCAGCAATTAAAGTATGTTACGCTGTCTGGATTTGTTGCTGTATAAGTTTGTGCAGTAAGTCCTAGTGGTGTATTAGCTGTACCAGCACCAACTGTAACAGTCCAGCTTGTACTTGCAGGTGCAGTATATGTTAACACAAGGTTGTTGCTGGCGTTTTTACTTGCCACTAAGCCACTTATTGCCGCATCATTGATATCAGCAATAATACTGTTTAGGTTTGTACCTGTTGTACCTAATGTAATTGTACTGCCTGCAACAATAACAGTGGGTGTTCCTGTGATAGTAGGACCACTTGCAGAACCTGTAATTGTAATTGTAGGTGTGCTTTCAGTCATTGTGGTAGCATCTGTAACTGTGGTTTGATACAAACCATTGCCTGCATCGGTGATGACCTGTTTCATAAGTGCCTGAGTTTCATTGAAAATGGTAAGATCTGCTCTCGCCATTGACCTAGCTTCAGTTTTGTTAATATAATATGTCACAGTTCATCATCCTTTTGCATTTGCTTTTTAGCCAACTTACTAACAACATCACTGTCTGGTTCAGCATTGGAACGGGGTATTGCTGTATCCAGTGAGATGTCTTTTTTATTGCTGGCTCCCACACTAGTAATTGTAGGTAATAGGTCTAGTAGATCTTGAATACTAATACTATGACCCATAGCACGAAGTTTAGCAAGTACCATGTTTGTTGGTATTTTGAATTTGCCATTGGCTTTTGCCCTAGTGATTAATTCTTCTAGGTCATTCAAAATATTATTTTGATCCTCTACTATAACTTCGTATATTAACACTAGTTAGACTTTCTTTTCAAAAAGTTCATCACAGCACTGTGTCCTGTATCACCTGGTCTTAGGTCTGCGGTTCGAAGTCCTGATGGTTTACGCTTTTTCATAATTGATCCTATATCTGGCATTGGCACTGGACGTAGAGGCTTTGACTTTGGCTTTGTTATCATGCCGGCGCCACGTGGTAATTTTTGTGTGTTGTCGTTGTGCATGTCATTGTAGTTTTGACCAAAATATGGATCTGCTTCATCCAGTTGACTGATAACATTGATAAAATGTTCTTGCGTCATTTTGCCACTCTCGACCATTTTAAAGAGCTTGTCTTTACTCTCTAGATACTTTTTTTCAGCTAACGCACCTTTCTCCATACTATGGATAGCACTTTCGCCTTTTAGTTCTCTGCCTACTGGATTGTCATCGCCTGCGGCTGCTGGATCTGCTTCAAAGTCGTCACCCATGTCTACATCCACATCCATGTCCATTTCTGCATCATCTGCACCCATGTCTGTTGGAGCTGTCATGTTTGGTTGTTTACCTTGAGCTGCAAGTGTAGCATTTTCCATTGCTTCTTTTGCGGCTTTCATTTGATCTAGTAGAGCGGCAAGTGCAGCGTCTGCTGATGAATTATACTGCTCTGCAATTTCAAAACTGATTTGTTCTTTCATTGCGTCTACAATTGGCATTAGTTTTTGTACTTGCATTTCTGCAACGTCTTCTACCATACCTTGTAGTTCGTCAACTAGTTCATTTGCAGCAAGAAGAACTTCAGCTGTGTCTAGCTCGTCTTCCATTACAACACTTTCTTTGGTCTTCATTCTTTTACCGTCTTTACGTGTTGGTGCAACTTCGTTGATATATGTTTTAAGTTGATGTTGGATAAGTCCAAGTTTGTTATACTGTGGATTTTCCCAATACTTGAGATCACTCTCTTTAATTGTGTCAATTTTTGCTGTTGTAGCTGACAACATACGCTTTAATGCATTCGTGCTCATCTCAGATAAATCAATCTCGTGATTGAAAGTATCTGCTAGTACACGATTTAGCTTTTCCACGTTGTGTTTTGCGCTATTTAAATCGTTTAGATACATAATATTATTCCCGTTCCTTATATTGTATTTATAGTCTTTTTAATATTTTTGATTTTGCTTCAGCAACTTTACTTTTTGCTTTGCTCAGCTTGGCAACTGCAACGTCTTCGTTAACTGTACCACGTTTAATTCTAGTGTTGTGCATGTAAACTTCGTATAGATTATCCATATAACTGTTGTCGTGTGTTACTAATTCTTGTATTCTACTGCTTTTACCCAGCATTAGATTTTTTACAATGCCCATAGCAGTTTCAAATAAACCTAATTCTCTGTGTATAATTTTATCGCCATCTACTACATTATAAAAACGTTTTTGTTTACCTGCAAATTCTTGTAATACAATATCAATTCTATAATTTTGTACACTAACACTAGTTTCTGTTACTTTTTGGGTGATTGCCATTTCTAATTCAACATCACTTTCAGCACGTTCAGCTACTATTTTACTAGTACTGTCCACACTGTTGAGTTTGTTGAGAATATCATACATTTTTTTGGTATTTTGATCCATATCATTTCGCCATTTTGTTAGTGTTAAGTTTGTATGCTACTTGTTTGTTATTGATGTCTTTGTCCAGTACACCTTTGGTTACTAGTGATTGTGCAATATAACAATCACGTTCATTTAAATTTTGTTTTTCTAATAGTTTGTCTTCACTGAAGTGTTCTTGTATAAACTGATTTTCTCTACTGCTGAGCCAAACAGTAATACCGCCTTTGGTTACCATAGTCTTCATTGCTGTGTGTCCTGTGCTGGTTGTGGATTAAGTATTCTCTGAGGCATACCTGTTGCCATTTTCTTGCTCAGTCTACTAGCACGTCTAGTTAATGCTTTGTTGGCTATGTTAAGTTCTCTGTTTGCATCAGCATTTTTATTGTTGGCACGTTTGGTTTGGTTAATGTTTGTTGCATTGACTTTTCTATTCATTGCAACACCTTTTTGCATTCCGTACCCTGCTGGGCTCTCAGATATAATGTCCATAATCTTCATTAGCGTCTCCTCGCCGGCTTGTTTAATCTTTTCAGTGCTCTACTTGCTGGATTAAACTTTTTAGTACGCTGTGCTTTACGTGCCATACGTTTGCCCATGCGACTTTTGGTTTTTCTCAGTGTTAAACGTTTTTTAATATCAATGGGAGCACCGCATTGACCTGGTTTACTAACCAAACGACCTGCTCTCTGACCCACAGTGCAACGATACTTGCGTACCAAGTTACGACCTTTACGAGCCCATACTAGTTGTGCTTCAACCACATTACTGATATCTAATTCATTTAAGTTCATATGTGTATTTATACGGAAGTTTAATTCATCAATAATACGATGATAGTGGACAGTATACCTGCTGTCACAGTGGCGGCTGCGCCTAACATAATTTTGTTGGTACTTTGGTGATTCTTTACGTTTTCGTCGTGCATAGTTCGCATCTCTGTATGGAGATCCTTAACTGCCTTCTCGACGTTGTCAAGTCGTGATTCCAAACCCTTGTACCTTTCTGCACAAAGATCAACATGCGCTTCTAAATTTGTTCGCTCTAGCGAAGTCGTCTCGGTTGACATAGTTCAGCTTTCCTGTCACTTCTAGTGACTTAGTTAAAACAGGGTGCCTCTATTTTATGTTTGCCTAATATAATTTGCCTATTTGTGCCTTTGTTTGTGCCTATAGTGTATTTATGATACGTCTTGGTTAAACTTAAAGTATATGTTTACTAATTTGTTATCCAACGTTTCAAATGTTTTAGTATTGAGTTCTGCTGTTTCTTCTAATCCAGTGTATATAGCAACTCCGTCACAGTCGTTTTTTAAATAATAGAATTTATCGCCGTTGTTATAGAAGACATTGTTATGCTCTATACTAAAGTCTAATCTCCATACAGTATGTAGTCCTTGATACTGTTTTCCAAAGCCATAATCAACTACATCTTGTGCCATTAATACCTTCACCTTGGTGTTAATTGGCTGACTGCGTAGTCCTATACTTTGTACTAGTGTGTTTAGATTCTGTTGTTGATTAAATTGTAAATTGTTATTACGATTTACATTTGTTTGTGTTATGTCAACCAAACTAAAGGCAGTATAGTTCATCTGTCAGTGGACTTGTATATAGTTTTTTGTCCACTGGACACATCTCCTACAGCGCCTTTCATCATACCTCTGCCCAGTGCGTAACCTCCAGCTATTGCTGCTGTTGCACCTGCTATTTTTGCTAATGTGTCACTGCCACGCATACGTGGTGCTTCTGCATTACCTGCATTTTTAATCATTAGACCCTGTGTACGTCCAATGTCTCTGATGTAACTGTACAGTTCGCTTCTTAGTGCTTTATTTCTATAGTATTGATTCATTCTTGTTATAACCAAACTTTTTTGCATGTTGTTGAGTCTAGGCCAATTTTGTGCCAATCGTCTAATACTTCTGTAGTTGCTGTTTTGAATGTCTAGTCCTCTTTCCAATCTCATAAAGAAAGTTTCAGGACTTGATATAGTCCTACCCTGTTTCATGTTGTTTAAGAACTGTCTTATTTGCATTTCTGGTAAATTAATTTTGGAATTTTGCATTTGATTTTTTGCACCAGCATCGCTCATTCCATTTTTAAGACTTGCGAGTGCTACGTGTAAATCAGTGCCGCCTTGTTGATAGTTAAAATTACTGCCGTATTTCATTGTGCGCTGAGCATATTCTTTTGCGGCAGGAGCCATATCATAATCATGACTCATAATATACAAACTAAGCATGTTCATAAATGCAAGATCCGCCATATCTCTACTGCTACTGCCTTCTACACGTTGCTTGGTTCTAAACAAACGACTTTCGTTGAGATCACTGATAAATCCATACTGTGACTTTTTATCTTCACTCATAGTGTGACCTCCTTCAATCTCTGCCCATTGTTTTGCTGTATATTTTTCCATACTAGTATTTACCTTAATTTGGAGTCCAGCGATGACGTGGTACTAGTTTGATTTTATCTCTAGTAGCAACATATCCTTCACCGCCTTGTTGACCTTTTGTAGTTGCTGTGACATCACTGCCTGCATTGTCTAATTGGTCAATTAAATTATTTTTAATAGTTTGAATCTTTACCACAAGATCCAATATAGCATCTAAACCTTTGTCGTCTCCTGCCATCAGTTTTGCTTGCTGTCCTTGGCTGACCTTGCTGGTTTTTAGCCAATCATAAAATCCTGTCCTGAGTTGGTCTAACTTACCTTGCTTGGTCATTTGGTTAACATAGTTATAGAGTATTGCATCTTTTCTACTCAGTCCCTGTTCCGGCGCTAACCAATTGTTTATTATTTGTGCGTTCGCATTTGCCGTACTAACTATATCCTGAACTGCACTCGTATCAACTTTAGGTTGATGTGTTACGTAGGTTTGCCCTAGTACCACTACATCCTTGCTGTTAACACTGTTGGTATCTTTGATTGGTGTACCTTGTTTGTCACCAAATGCGTCATGGTAGGTGTGTGCAACAATACCCACACTACTGTTTGCTATACGTTGTCCTAGTTTGCTGTTGGGATCAACTGTGTATGTGACTTTATTGGGTGTAAACTGTATACCTTGTTCTGTTTTTGCAAAAGGCTTACGTGGTGTATACAGTAAATCTCCATATACATATCCACGCATGTCAGCAGGTGTATTGGCTTCTAATGTGTCAAACACACTTGCCATGTCTCCTGCGAAGTCCTTGCGCCAATCTTCGCCTTGTCCGCTGTTCATAATAAAATCTGCTAAAGCACCACTGCTGGTTGTTTTGTTTTTACCCCAGCCATTTTTACCAGTCATTACAAAAGTACCGTCAGGCTCACGACCCCAAAACAATGTTGGATTACCGTCCCATTTGATGCTGACATCTTTTGAATCTTGACCTAGGCGTGTGAGTATCTCTGCTGCTTTGAGTGCGCCTTTGCTACCTTCAAATGTAACTAAATCTTCTAAATGATTATACTCTCTGCCTTTTTGTGTGGCTTCTGTTAAAAACTGATTGGCTCTCATTAGTCAAGTTCTTTCCAATTTGGATCATTGCGAAGATCAGCAAGTAGTGCATCGCCTGCTTCTTTACCCAATGCGGCTAGTATTTGTTCCACACTGCCAATGTCTTTTCCTGTGGCATTTGGGCCTAATAGTGTACGTGCTACTTCGTCAATGTTGTTGGTAATTAGTTCTGCTTTTTTACCATTGGCATCTCTGTTAAACAATCCTTGGTAAGGTGACCATAACATGTTTTTGCTCTTGGCAATATTTGCTAGTGCAATCTGTTTGTTCACACCTTTCCATTTTGATCCTTGTGGAATACTGTGTGTATGAAACTTTGCAGCATTATCAGCATTGGGCACAACCATAATATCCACTTGGTGTGTGTTGTCGCCTACAGGTATTTCGATATGTACACTGGTGCCACTTTGCCCAGTATTAAGTCCTGCTAAATCAAATACTTGACGTAGCTTTTGTCTAATAACTTTGTCTGGCTGATCTTCCATATTAAAGTGTTGCTTGAGTTGATCTACATCAACAATCATATCCAAGTCTCCACTTACTTTGCCAGGAGTTGGAGTTGCTCCACTGCCAATTGGAATAGCAGTACTGCCAGTTTTTTGTAATACACTGTTTACAGTTTTCATAATTTGAGGAATTATTTTGTGATCAAAGCTCACACTATCGGGGAATATATTGCCGCCTTCTTTAATAGGAGCATTATCAAATAAACTTCTTTGTCTTATTCTCTTTAGTCGGCTTCCACGTTTTTTACGTTTCTTAGTTCCGCCTAGTATGTCTGCTATCTTCATTTACTTTACCAATTCCTCTTTGAAACTTACGTGGATCTTTGGTTCTTATGCTGTTAATCAAACGCTTGTTTAAATCTGCGGCTGTTTCAACATCAAAACTTTCATTGATCAAATTGATCAAGTTTATCGCTGTAACAATCACTTGTTGTGCATTTGACTCAACAATATGCTTTTTGTCACGTTTTGGTGACATAGCATTAATTTCTTCCAATAATGATCTTGTTTTACGCTTCATCTTAGTAGTATTTAGTAAATATTGTTGCTGGAGCATTGGTGACAAGCACTTATGGCAGTTGCAGAGAAATTGATTCTCAACATAGGACCAACCATTAAAAATAAGAGCAAATCATCAATGGCAATGCAAACACACAACACAGGCTCAACTAGGCTCATATTAATGACTCAAATTATACATCGTGTTTGCTGTTCGGAATCATATAATAGATATAGATAAGGTCGACTGCACCTTTGCTTCAGCGCACATCATACTCAAAGTTTTGACAGGTGCTGTGTTTGGCTACAAATCTAGCACCATTGTTTATATGAAATTTTCTTGCCATCTCTGTTAGCGGACTTAGTGTAACAAATCTTTTAACCCAAGGCCGCTGATGTTTGATTCGCTCTGCTACTCCATTTACTATTTCCCTTCCTGCTCCTCGCTGATAACTCCACACAGTATAAAATACTGCACAATTTAATCCTACCCACTTCATATCTATTTCGCTAGTAGGCACTTCGTCCATGAATGCTACACATATACATGCAGCAATCTCTCCATCACGTTCCAACACATAAACTTCTCTGCCGCTGCGTGTGCGCCATTCTTTGCTAATATGTGGTCTAACTGGATCATTTTTAATGTGTTCTAATTCTTGTTCAGTTGCTAATCTGATCACTCGCTTTTCCTCAACAAACTTTTTAATCTATCTGTAGCATCAACTTTTGGATCGGCGTCCATGTTATTCTCTGTAACACTTTCACCTGCTGGTGCTACACTGCTTTTTGTTTTTAGTTTTTGATAGATGCTGGTTACTGCACCTTCATCTTCTTGATCGTCTGGATCCAAGTCTTCAATTTTCAAACTGTCCATGTTAAACTTGAGATCTAGTTTACTTCCAACACCGCTACTACTACGTGTTTTCATAAACTGTATTTGTACCCTACCTCTTTCTCGCATAGCTCTACTGCTGAAGATACCAATCAAGTTATCTGCTGTATTGATCTTACTAATACCGCCTGCAATATGGCTATGGTCAAATTCTATTTCGTCAACTGCACTTCTGTTCAACTGCGATGCTGTTACAAACAGTATGCCCAGTTCAGTTGCCAAGTTGCGTAGCTCTTCACTAACAAATTTATCTTTAATAAATTGATCACTTGGATTTACTTTAACAGTAATTGGCATCATCAAGTCCAAGTAATCTACCAACAGTGCATCCACATGCAAGTTGTGTTGTATTTGATATTCTCGCAAATATGCTTTGATGTCGTTGATAGTGCTACCATTTTTCATTTGTATTACTTGTAGTCTACCAGCTTTTTTACTGGCCATCTTAACACGTAGTTCAACGTCACTGCTATTTTTCATAACGTCTTTGGTGCTCATACCTGTAAGCATAGCATCCAGTCTCATAGCACAAAGTTCTTCGCTAAGTTCTAAACTGATGTACACAACATTCTTGCCTTGCAAACTCCAGTTCAATGCCAAGTTCTGCATAAACAAACTCTTACCACTACCACTACCACCTGCAAAGATGTTTAGTTCGCCTGGATTAAATCCACCATACAGCACTCTATCAAATGTTTCCCAGCCAGTTGTGTTCTGTCCTCTGTTGTCTTTGATGCTTTGGATACGTCCAGCAGGATCCTCCCAATAGTTTGTACCAAAGTCTTTAGCAAGTCCAATCTCAGTTGCGGCTTTGATAATGCCTTCAACTGTGCCATACTCTTTGTTTTCAAGTTTATCAGCACTTGCTAAGATTGCCGCTTCAAGTGCTTTGTGTCTACAGAACTGTTCAAAGTTATCCATAAACCAATTTTTGTGTTCTGTTGTTAGCTTGTCTTTTACATCAGCTATTTCAATACCAGCGACACCTTTGACCTGTTCCAACATGGGAACATCATGATATTCATCTGCATGTTTTTTCACAAAGTCCACAGTGTCTCTGAACTGTCTATCAAAGTAACTGCTTTCTAATATAGCATTACACCGCACAAAAAGATCCTTGTCTGCCAACAAGAACTCTAAATATAGTTGTTGTAATTCTGCGCTGTAATCTTCACTCATTAATTTCCCCTTGCAACTTCTTTGTAATATACTCTTCTCTGGTATATATCATAATCCAACTGTTGGATTTTTTTGGCACAGCGCCTTGACTATCCATTTTTATAGCGTATTCCCAATAGTTTGTCAACCAAATTCGTTGATTGGTTATGTCACTGCGTTTGGGCCACCAAGCAAAACGTTGTGTCCATTCTGCTTCTAAGTTTGCATAAACTCCAATTGGTTTCATATTTGCTGCCCGTCTGTAAAATTCATCATCTCTAATGTTGTAATCATCTACAACGGGATTTCGCAAGTATTTTGATCTTTGTGCTCGATGTCTCAACACTTTCTAATATACTCCTCACTGTAAATAATCTACCATAGCGTTCTACTGCATCGCTGGCATCTTTTATATCGTCATCCCATTCAGGAAATGCAACTGCCCAGCCACGCTTTACCGCAACATTCACAGTGTCCATTCCTGCTTTATCAAAGTCTGGTAATAGTACTATTTGTTTATCTAGTTCTTCAATTATACTGCACTGAACATTACTGGGTGTGTTGCCTGCTAGTGCAACGCCTCCCACTTGTAGTGCATCTAACTGTCCCTCTGTTACTATAATTATGTCATGTTTCTTTTGTGCATCCAAATTGAACACAAAGTTCTTAGGACTTTTCAAATAGTATTTGGGCATGCCTTCTGGTCTACTGTCAGGACACCAACGTGCAGTGTATCCAACTATACTACCCTGATGTCTAAAAGGCAGTATAACCCTACTAGCAAAGTGCATGTGTGGGCTCCAATACCAGTCAGTATAAAAGTCCAATCCACGCTTCATAAGATATGTGCATGCTAGTGCTAGTTTATCCAACTGCTTGGAGTCTAGTGTATCCAATGGATAATTGCCAATCGGATGTGCATCAGGCGGCAGTTCATCTGGATGCCATTCTACTGTGACTTTTTGTACACGCTCTTTGGGTATAAACTGTCCTGCAATATCATCTGCTTCTTCTTGTTTGAGCAGTTCAAAGTTGACACGCTGTATGTCAGCTTCATCTGCACCAAACGTTTTTAACAATTGTGTAAGTCTACCATTGATACGTTTACCTGCACTCCAGCCAGTTTTAAATCCACAGTTAAAACAGTTGTATTGGAACTTGTCATCATGGAACATAATACCGCCACGACCACGCTTGTCAGCACTGTGACCGCGAGTGTGACACATTGTACAGTTTCCACTGATCCACCCACTAGGTGTTTGCTTCCAGCCATAAGGCATGTGCTGACGAA